TGTCGGTGATCGAACGGAAAGGAGTGCAAGGATCGTGGAATCCACGGCCAAAGCGGAATGCTTTTTGTTCGGTTGTGTGGTTAAGAGGCCATGCTTGCTCCTCGAAACGGGTGAAGTATGCAGAGTTTGTGACGAGCTTCTTCACATAGAGGTCGTTGAAATATTCGCGGCCCTCGCGGAAGAAACTGTCAATCTCGGCACAACTATTGAAGTAGAGTTGATCGCTCATTGATTTATTTGATTTTGGTTTAGTTTAGTTTTGCACCGCAAACTACACCATGAGGAATAGCAAGCGAGTGCTTGGTTTCCTCTGCTGGACTCAACCCAGAGTTTCTTTCTGTCCAGAAATCGTTTTTCATGCGAGGTCGAAAACTCGCCAGCCAGAGTGCGGCTGAATCACTAATTTTATCGTAAACGATAATTTCGTCTTTCTCTTACACCGGACATTGCAACCGACTATTTACCATGTCAAGCAACTTTTTTAAAAAAAATGAAAAGGGGAGCAAGTTTTACCTTGCTCCCCTTCCAGCTAACAAGAATGATGGGATTATGCGGTCGCCCTACCCTGTGGAGAGAAACGTGCCAATTTACTGGCAAGTCCTTCGGCAATACTCATTCTTGGTTTCTGGGAATCCGATGCACTTGGCGATGACGAGATGCGTGATGATCCTTTGAGTTGTGCGATATACTCGTCTTTCTCTTTGACCATCTCTTGGTATGCCTTGAGTTGTGCTTGAATCTTCTGATAGGCGCGGCCTTGGTGGATCAGTCGGTTCATGTCTTCAACTGATGCCTGCTCGTTGGTCTGCTGTGTAGCTGCCAGCGCAATAGCCTCGTCGCGGGAGATGTCGAACTTGATTCCCTTTTCCTTCATGTAGTCAGCAACCACATCTGGAATTTCGGTAGCCCTATCAATCTCTTGTTGAGTGTTCTTGTAGCCTTCACGCCACTGGTTCAGATACTTGTTCCTGCCTTCTTGCTCTTTTTGTTTAGCGGTTTGAATGATATTCTGCTTGGTTTCTTCAAAGTTGACAAGAGCTGCGTGATGTCCTTGAGTTGCTTTGATGAAGCTGTTGACTTGCTCCGCGAATTGATACTGCTTGAATTGCGAGAGCGAGTTCGTGATTTCCTCGAACGCTTGGTCGCGGTCGGCTTCTGCCGCTCTACGATCCTCTTCGGAGGACGCATTGAAGATGGAGGCATTTGCATTGACAGCACGGGAGAATGTCGAAAGAAGAGTTGGATCATTCGATAGCAATTGTCGCGCAGTGTCGTAGGTATTCTTGATAGGATCGAGGTAAGTTTTTTTGAAGTCGGGATTGCTTGTGATGTCGTGGAAGTCAAGCTTACCCCGGAGTTCCTTGATCTGCTCTGATAGTTGTTGCTCAACGTCCAGCTTCTCTTGGTTGGCTTTGTTGAGTTGTTCTTGGTAGTGGTTGGTTTCTTTAGTCGATGTTGACTCGGCGACCAATCGCTCAAGTTCTTGGATTTTGGTTTCAAACTTGGGGATTTCATCTTTCTTGTATTTCTCAAGTTCTTCTTTGAGTTTTCGATTCTCTTCGATTTGCCGCTCAACGAATCCTTTTTTCTTTCCTGTGCGGTCAGACGTGATTTCAGCTTCGGTAACTCCCGTGTGTTCTTCTGGTGGTTCTTCTTCATTGAATTTTTTAATGCCGAGATTGGGATCACCAACATTGGTAGCACTGGGCTTGCCTTCGTCGGTTTGTTGCTGACTGAACTTCTTGAGGAAGTCAGATGTGTTACCTTTAATCGGAACTTGAGGTTTAGCCTTCAGTTCTTTGATTACTTCTGCTGTGTCGTTTGGGTCTGCCATAAATTAGATTTCGTCGAGGTCTGGGTCGATTGTGATGTCCGCTGGTTCTTTATGTTTTCCAGCAACTTTTGTTTTTTTGAATGCTCCCTGCTCCTCAGTTCCAATAGCTTCAATAGTTTTGATTGCATGGATAAGCGTGGTTACTCCTTCTGGTGGGTTTACATTAAGTAGTAAATACGCCTGTAGTTTGTTCCAGTCTTCGTGTGAGGTTATTGCCGCGCATAGGGATTTTACTTTTTCTGTTGTCATGTTTGTGTTGGTGTTTCTTCCATCTCAACTTCTTCGGTAGCCTCTGGGGTTTCGACTTCTACTTCTTCAGTCTCTTCTTCCTCTGGCTCTTCTTCTTCCATCTCTGGAGCTTCCATCTCCGGTTGCTCTGCTTTCGTCTTACCTTTCATCTTTTGAATCTCAGCGCGAGCTTTAGCCTTCTGAAGCGCAAGTTGGGTGATGCCCTGTTCCTTGCGTTGCTCGGTGCGTTGAGCGTGCGAGATAGAAGCCTTGCCGATTGCGATGTCAGCGAGCTTCTTCTTGGTATCAATCTCAATGCCAGACTTAGCAGTGAGGTATTGAAGTTTGATATCTTCCTCAGAGTTAGGTTGACCAGATTTTTGAGCTTCAGCTTCTGCCATCTGAACATACACTTGCTGGAGTTCGTCGGCCATTCCTTGAGCCTCGTTCATGCCTTGCATGAATTGTTTCAAGAAGTCCTGCTTCGATGGGTCTTTGCTGATATACTCAACGTGCGCCATGATATGACCACCCTTGAACTTGATAGCACGGACTGCTTTTGAGATTTCGGCAAACTCTGGATTGCCTTGTTGAACGGATTGCAGGTTCATCTGCAACTGCATAGCCAAGTCTTGGAAGTGACCTTGAGCGTGTTCAATGTGCGGATCAGTTGGTAGCACAGGGAAGTTTGCAGGGTTGACGAACGCATCAGTCATACCAGCATTCTCAAATCCAATGATACGGGCCGTATCATCAATCTTGCTTGGCTTAGTATTCCGATAGCGAGCTACGTTGTCTCGGCCAGATAGTGCGGCGATTGCGTCCTTAACTGCATTCTCCTGCCCTTCGTTTGCTGGAGTGATTGCTGTAATCTGCAATAGTTTTTCTGCTGTGATGAGCTTGAACGATGGGCTACCTGCACCATTGATGAGGTTGGAACGGATGCTTGTGATGTTCTTCCATTGAGCAGCTTCTTTCGGAGTTCCAAGTTCCTCAAGAATCTCATAGAACTTCTTCACATACTCGTATCCATCATCGCTGGATTTGGAGTTTACGAAGCGTTTGTAGAGTTGTTTGAAGTAAAGAGTTTGGCACTCGTTGAATCGGCGAATCTGAGTTCCAGATAGTTTAGCTGACTCGGCGGCATCCAATTCTGCTTCGCCTTTTGTCCTCTGCTTTCCACCAGCGGTAGGTGCGTTGATACGATATTGCCCCATGCCCCTATACATATCTCCCATGAAGAACTGCATGAAGCTCATGCTTTCTGCTACTGGAAGTTGGAAGCGGTTCTGGATGAACTTTGCTCCATCTGGCATTACACTGATAGGCAACCATTCCATCTGCTTCAGCATCTTGGTTGCGTCTGGCCCTTGTCCTTCGATCATCAACATGGAGTTGAGTCGGACGGCATCAACCAGCGAGTTCATCGTGAAGTCATACTGACGGCAAGCAACGAACGCCGATTCTGCTTGGCTCTTGATGTCTTGGAAGAGTCCGCTACCAACAGAGTCGGTCAGCATATACATGATCTCATCCCATGAATCAAAGAGTCCAATCTTCAGCATCATAAACCCGTGTTGGGTTCGGATGTCATCTTCGCTAATCTTGCCTGCTCCTTTGATGTTGGAGTTGATGTAGTCAGAGATTGGTTGGTAGTCTTGAAGGATGATAGCCTTGCTGATCTTGCCGTCGAACTCCCTCCAGTAGACTTCGTAGAGGTCGATCTTTTGGTTGACCGATAGTGACCAGTTGAATCCAGATTCGCTGATCGTGCGGAAGAAGTCTTCACGGGTCTTGCGGTGGTTGCTAAATGCACGATGGAATCGAATAGCATCAATTGCTGCGTCCACATTCCATCCCATTGCTTCTGCCGCTGCACGATTCTCGATCTTCTTGTAGAGTTCGTATGGAGTCAAACGGACACGGCGAACAAACTCCTCAAGGTTGCAGAAGTCGATCCTAATGTCGTCTGGAAAGAGAAGGTCGGAGAGGAAGACGTGTTCTGGCATCCATCCCATTGGTGAATCCCACATTCCGATGCCTTTTCCATACAGCAACATTTCCTCAAGGTCTTGCTCTGTATTGTAGAGGTATCCGGGCCATTCTCGGATTGCTTGGTCGAATGCTTGGGAAATGTTTTCGGAGTTAACGAGTCGTTCTTTTTCATTTCCAAATTTGCTTTTGATCGTGCAGCAAGCCTGCCGCTCGGTGATTACATCGTAGTAACTGGACTTCTGGTTATCAACAATAAATCCAAGTTGTCCGTAGTTTACATCTGATTGCCAAGGTAAACGCTTTTCTGCGAGCTTGCTGTATCCCGTTGGCGGGAACATCTTATACGCCTTATAGATACGGATGCGTTTGTTCTCGCGCCCGATGTTAGCAAGTCGAAGATGATTTGCTATGTTCCAGCAATGCGAGGCATTGGAGATTCGTGTTTCTGGTGGTTTGCCGTCTTGATCTAAAACAGCAAGTGAGAAGTTGTCGTTACCTACGGATAGCATAATAATTAGACCTTTATCGTTTACGATAATTTATTCAAGGCATTTCTTCGTTTGTTACACGAAGAACATCCGCGAGCTTTATGCTCAAGTTTAGTTCCTAAAACCTTATCAGTAGCCGCTGCTACAGTGTGGATAGCTTGGGCAATACGATCTCCAATCCCATCAGCATACCAGCAACGCTCACTTGGTTGACGCTGGCAGATTTGATCTTCAACCATCTGCTCAATATTGCTTGGCAGTTCAACTCCGTTTGAGCGATAATCCTTCTGGATATTCTGCATCAAACTACTCCATGTGCTTCCGTAAACAATAGCAGGGAATTTGAGTTTATCGCGTTTGATCTCATACTTCCAATACCAACCACCGACTGGAGCGAGGTTTTTGTTTTTCAGTTTCATCTTGCCTTTGCACGGAAAATATATTTTCTTATTGATATGTCAAGAGTTTTTTCTTCCAACAAGGGTATTCAAAAATATGGGATGAAGTTCCCAGAAAACATGGACGAACTTGGAATAGAACTTTTCTGTTACTCAATTTCCCGTGGAGAGTATGGAAAAGAATATTGCGTTAAGCACAATATTAACCTAACAGATTTTAAATTACTTTCTCCATCTGAGCATTTTCTTAATGCCGTGAAACTTCAATGGCCGACTGAGGTTTCTATCTACAACCGAGGATACACCAATACCCAGTTGATTAGGACACTGGATGAGTTGTGTTCTAATACCGACATCTGCTTGGCAGGAGCAGCTTCGATGGGTAAGTCATTCCCAGTTGCACTTTGGGTTTATCTTGATTGGTGTTCTGCCCCACATTGCACTTCTTCTTGGGTTGCTACCACCACTCTCGGTGCGTCTGAAGATCGTATCTGGGGTATCATCTCTAAACTTTGGAAGTGCGCCCGTGTTCAGTTTGGTAAGTTGATCGACTATCGCCACATGATTGTTTGGGGTGGCGCATCAAACGATGAGGATAAAGATTATCGTAATGCGATAAAAGCTCTGGCTTTTCAGTCCGGTAACGAGGGCCAGAAGGCTATTGATACTACCCGTGGTCGTAAAAATGATCGTGTTCGCTTGGCACTTGATGAGTTGCCCGAAATGGAACTCGGAGCAATCACTGCTCGCGTTAACCTTTCAGCAAACAACGATGTTACCTTTATCGGTATCGGAAACCCGTCAGCAGGCGACAATCCACACACTCGTTGGGCTATGCCTAAAGGTCATTCTAACTTCGATTCAGTCAATCCAGACTTAATGAAGTGGGATACGGAGACTGGAGTTTGCTTGTTCTATAACGGCATGAAGTCTCCTAACTTTGATGCTCCTCCAAATGAACCATCTCCATTCCCGTTCCTTATGGATCGGAAGAAGCAGGAGATCATGCTCAAACAATGTTATGGAGACGAGAATGCTATCGACTATGTTCGTAATGCTATTGGTTGGTGGCCGAAAGCTGGATTTGCTCAAACAATTCTTACCGCTGATCTGATCCGTAATGCTGATACCAACGAAGAACCACTTTGGGATTCTGAAGGATTTACTAAAGTAGCAGGATTCGATACTGCATTTACAGTCGGTGGTGATAGATGCGTTCTGACAATCGCCAAACTTGGGTATGTGCGAGGGACTCGCAATCGTGTTATGTGGTTAGAAAGTCAGAAGGTAATCCAACTTTCTGCTAACGCCGCTGCTGAGTTTGAAATCCAACTTGCTACTGAAGTTGTTAATTATTGCCGTGCGGCTGGAGTGCAACCATCTAAATTTGGAATGGACGTGTCCGGTGATGGTGGCCGAGTTGGACAGGCTATCATTCGTGAGTGGCTACGCTTTGATTCATCTGGAGCCGCTATCGCTCTTATCTCATCTATGGGTAAACCTACTGACCGAATCGCGGCAGAAGTTGATAAACGCTCGTGTAAGGATGTTTACGATAGGTTAGTATCTGAGTATTGGTATTCAGCCTATCATGGATTTAAGAGCCGAGTTATCTTTGGTGTCAGTCCATCCGATGAACTGGCGCGGGAACTTTGCATTCGTAGATACACGATTAAGTCTAAGAAGATTTCTGTAGAAACTAAAGATGACTTCAAAGGTAGAACAGGATTCTCACCCGACTTGGCTGACTCGTTCCTATACTGCCTTGAAATGGCGCGGCGTAATGGACTCGTATTTATCGGAAACGATAAACCAGTTCCGACTAACAGATTTTGGGCACGGGATGAAAAGCCAGTCGAATACTCGCAAGATGATGATTACGGATCAGATGATAACGGAGATTGGTGATACTGGGCCAAGGCGTTACTCTTGGTCATGGTTTTAGTGACGGCCCCATGTATTGCCGTTTGGCTCTTTTTGCCACTTTACACAAGACTACTTCAAAGCTCGCAGTTAGCTGCATGACTCCATGCTTCCCAGTAAAGTTATTGTCACGCCGCACAATTGATGTCCCTTGGTCATCCATGTTGCCATTGTGCGCTTTTCTACATCTACTATCTCGTCGGGAATGCCCAATCTGAATTGGATGAATACGTTCGTCTGGCAAAAGAACGTGACAAATTATTCCAAAGATCAATCGAGAATACCTTCAAGTTCCAAGGTATTCGCTACTTCTTCTGGGACTACGATACGGATCATCTTCTCCCCGTCAAGGAAACCAAGAGTTTCTTTCACGCGAATATCGCTTTTCTTTACCCAGCATTGGTTAAACTTCTGCCTAAACAGAATCTTCAGTGGTGTATCGATTACTTCAGTTCCTTCGCAGATGATGCGGGATTCAAACGTTGTATTCATAAATTAGATAATTGTTCTCTCTGGCCCATGCAGGGTTGTCGTGAATGTAGGTATGACATTTTCTACAGACTGCCATGAATGATTCTTTTTTACAAAGGTTCTTGCCCCTGCCCTTTTTATGGTGAATGTCAGTTGCATACATCCCACAAACTTCACAGGCGTAATCTTTTTCTTCAAGGAATTCTTTCCTAACTTTCCTATAAGACTCATTCCTTTGTTTGCCCCTTTGAGAAAAGGTATTTAGTTTTCCTCCGCGCTTTTTGAAACCCGTTTTTGCTTTAAGTGGGGTTTTTCTTCGTAGCATAGTGCGATTACTTTCTCTACTTGTTCTTTCTTTAGGATGCTCTTGGAGTTTACTTCGATCTGGTTGATGAGTGATCCAGTCACGCCGATCTTCTCTCCAAGCTCTCGGACAGTCAGCCGCAACATCCTGCGAGTCTCACGCAACTGGGTTGCGAAAGTTTTCCTCCCGATAGAACGAACCATGCGTGATTGCTCGTAAGCAGTCATGCAGGACTCGTATGCGTCTTCTAAAGGATGTCTCATTTCCAGAAAAAATAAACCAAGACTATTGACAAGTCAACACTTTTTTGATACTATGATTGCTTATGGATAACACAAACCCAATAAATAAATTAAACCCGAAACTTGAAGAGTTGATAGCCAGCGTAAGGAAGACAGTTTTAGTTACAAATATGTCTCTCGCCACTGCACTTGAAACTTCTTTCATGGCTACCTACGAAAATAAAAATGGCATCTGCTCTATGGCAATGAGGAAAGATAACACAGCTATCATGCTCGCCAATGGAACTGGAGGAGATGTAGTTTACAAATGTGATTTCATCATCAGCGGAGAAGGTATCGGTGAACGCAAATCTGTATACCAATGCGAGGATGTAGAGAGTGCAGAAGAGATTTACGAACTCCTCAACGACAGGATGTATGCTTGGTCAAATGGTGAGATCAACGAAGTAGGTGTAGACTAATTATCGGAACCGATAAAAAAGATGCTTGACATCGAATACAACCTGTAGTAGTTTTCTTTCGTGCGAGAAATTGCACCTCGGCGTGGAAACCGAGTAATAGAAGATTAAATCGAAATACAAATATCACCTTCCTGCCATAGAGCTTTCCACCCGACATTCAATCGGTCTTCTTTCTATGGCAGGGGGTGGCCCTTCAAAAAATGATACCTGTAAAACAACCTCAACGCCTATTCACGCGAATGAAGAAGGCAGTGTTGAGAGAAGATATGATGGCACTAACGCAAGAGGTAACTCAAGCGATGGTTCTTGGACAGATGCTGTATTGGACAAAAACCTTGGACAAAGTAAACGATTGGTTGTTTGAGGAGAATAAGCGGTTGGCAGAAGTTGAGCTTCCACAACACGAATACAACTATGGTTGGATTTACAAATCAGCACGGGAAATGCGTGAAGATTTGATGAATGCTTTTAGTGAAGACGCAATTCAACGAGCATTCTCAGCACTCGTAACCAAAGGTGTTTTGATGAAAAGACACAACCCGATTGTTCGCTATGACAGGAAACTTCAGTATCGAATCGACATCGTTTTTTTGCGCCGATTACTCAAAGATCGTGGTTATGAAATGACAGATTTCCAACTTGCAACCATTCCGCAAGAAGCGGCGTTCATTCCGCAGGGTGCGGTATCGATGGCGCAATGTGCGGAAACAATAACAGAGACTATAACAAAGATTACAAACAAAGAAAACCTCCTAACCTCCTTGAAGGAGGAAGAGGAAAGTTCGGCAATGGCCTCACATTCCTCAGTTGAATTGAATCAACCAAATCTATTCCCGACTAACCCAAGTGAAGCTAACGCTTCGGGTTCGGCTAACGCCAAACTGAACTCTGCCGATGGCAATGGAACTACCCCCCCAATTCCGCTCGCCCCCCCACGAACCAGAAAATCGCGGGAACCAAAACCAGTTGACGAGAAATTTATCGCTGAACTCCAGCGGCTGAATCCTGACAAGGACGTGGAACGCGAAGTCAAGGCTGCACAGACTTGGTTGCTATCACGTCCAGATCGAAAATATACGAGGGGCTTTCTCGCCGCTTGGGTCATCCGCTCAAAAAATATAATCAACCCAGACAAATTCCATAACAACAATTCATTCTAATGAAAAAAGTCCCAATAGCACGAAAGAGTGAAGCGGCAGCATTGTCGCTGATAGCAATCGACAGAAACATCCTTTCCCAACAAACATGGGATAGTGGTTATTTCGCCATAAACGCCAACAGAATCGTTTTTGAAGCTCTCCAAGGGGTTCACCAGCGGACAGGCGTTTGCTGCCCGTTTTCTGCCATCGCAGAGTTGGAAGCTACAGGAAAGTTAGATGCCGCTGGCGGTGAGGATGGAGTTCACCAGATTCTATCCACGATGAATGTAGCTTCGGGTAAGGTTTGCCAAGACATGGCCGACGATTATCGGAAGCACCTGCACCGCACAAAATCATACCGCGATGTCATTACACTTTTCGAGAAGGAAGAACCAAACCTACGGACAGGTAAGACAAATCTGAAGGAATTATCGGAAACGATAATGAACTCTGCCGAGGATCGAACGACAAAAGTAAAGCCAGTCAAAGACCTCATCATCGAAATCATTGATGAGATGGAAGGTAAAGCTGTAAAGGAATTCTTTCCTACTGGACTACTCAAAGTAGATCGTGCGTTAAAGGGTGGAATGCACAAAGGAGAGATGATGACAGTAGCATCAGAGACGGGTGGTGGTAAATCTATCTACCTCGTCCAAGCGGCACTCGCCAACCTGCAAGAAGGGAAGTCAGTTCTCTTCTTCAGCCTCGAAATGAAAGCGAAGGACATTCTAACTCGCATGGCTTGTAACTTGGCAGGCTACCCCGTGCGTGAACCAGAAGATTACAAGAACGCCAATCAACACGAACTCACCAAAATCAGTGCCGCATTGTTGGAATTACACCAGTTACCCCTCGAAATCGTGGATGGAGTAGCCGAAATTGACGAGATTGAGGCCCAAATCAACCGATACGTTGGAGAAAAACGGGCAGATGTAATCGTCGTAGATTACCTTCAAATCATCTCATCTGACGGGGAAGAAGGCAGAGAAAGTCAGATTTCGGAGATCGCAAGGAGATTAAAACTCGCAGCACTGAAGAATAACTCGATTATGCTCACCGCTTCCCAACTAAACGACGAGGGAAGACTACGCGAATCACGGGCAATCGGAATGCACTCTGATCAAGTAGTGTATATCGAACATATCAAGGAGAAGAGTAGGCTGACAATCAAGAAGAACCGCCGAGGACAAAGAAACTACATGACAGAAATCATTATGCGTGGTGACATCTCAAAACTTGAGGAGGTATACTAATGACAATCGACCAAGCATACGGAAAAGCGTTGAAGTATTTGGAGGCGGCAAACGCAATCTGGGAAGCTCAAGACAAGGAAAGGTATTGCATTGCAGAGAACTATCACAACGAAGGACTCAAGATAATGAACCAATACTTTTCTGAAACAAAAGTATTGACACAGATACAAGATATTGATAGTATGCTCCCATGAGTGACACACCAGAGACGGATGCGGCGTGGTCTTGCTTTAAGGGCTACATGGAACCTCTGCAAGATGTTAAAGATTTAAGCCGCAAACTTGAACGCGAGCGCGACGAGGCGCGGGAGAAAGCCGAACGATATCGGTTAGAGGCGAACGCAATTATGATGCAACGCGATGAGGTGCAGAAAAAATTGGAATATTATAAGGAAAGATATGAGCAACTCAAGGAAATCCCTAAATGGTATAATGGCAGGGAAATTCCAGCAGAAATTAAGGAGGAAACAAAATGAGCGAACGACAAACACCAAGAACAGATTCAGCAATTATGGAAATCCCATCTAAATTTGACTCAATTTGCGTTGTTCCTGCGGAACTTGCGATTGATTTAGAGCGTGAACTTGGCGATGCCTTGCGTGAACGCGACGAGGCTCGGGAAAGGGAACGGGTAGCATGGAATGCATTTGACGAAGAACGCCAACGAGCATCAAGGGAGGGTGAGCGTGTTTTGGAGGCAATACGCCAGCGCGACGAGACGCGGGATACATTGCGCCTATACAGGCAACAGATCGTGATGGAGTCAAGTTGGTCTCTTGGAAATTCAGCTGAACAAGAACGCAAGTTAATGGCAGAACTCAATGATTCTATGAAGGAAATCGTCGGTTGGGAGAACAAATTGAAGGCAGCGCAAAAAAAGGAGGCTGCTAAATGAGCAAGAGAAAACGCGGAATTATATGCGCTTACTGCGGTATTGCTTGGGGATACGACGATGAATCACCAACACCTGAATTAATTAAAGAAGCGTGCGACCATGAATCAATTTGCGAAAAAAATCCTTACACTGCACAAATACGCAACTTAAAGCGCGAGCGCGACGAGGGGCGGGAGGATGCAGCTCATTGGAAAATCGAATACGAAATTGTCGTAGCTCGTTTATGCGGAAAGAGGCATCAACGCGACAATGGCATAGTTTCGGACGATGAGGTTATCCCAAAACTAATTAGAGCATTGAAGTGGATTGCCGAGCGATACGATGATTCCAAGCCCATGCACCAAGTTGCGATGGACGCCTATCAAATGTCGTGCACCGCTCGCGCAGCTTTAAAAAAGGAGGAAACAAAATGAGCGAAGAACAAATTAACATCGCAATCGAAGAAATTATTCGTCCAGCACTTCATGGAAATATATATCGTCCACCACGCGACTTCTGCAACGACCTCAACGCTATGCACGAGGAAATCATGTCGCTGGAGGGTCTAATTCGCGACCATTCATATCGGAGAGCTTTAGCCAAATCTGTCGGAGTGATTGGGTTTGAGGATTGGGAGCATTCGCTGGTCTGCCTAGATAAGCTAACTAACGCCACCGCCCGCCAACGAGCAGAAGCATTTTTGCGGACGCTTGGCAAGTGGAAGGAGGAAACGAAATGAGCAGACCAACACCAGAGACGGATGCGGTGTTTATTTGGGAACCTTTTTTAGAGGTAGATGTTAATAAAGCCCAAAAATTGTGCGAGAAATTAGAACGCGAGCGCGACGAGGCGCGGGAGAAAGCCGAACGATATCGGTTAGAGGCGAACGCAATGATGATTCAACGCGATGAGTGGGCAGCGATGTGTGGCAGATACAAGCAAGAGCGCGACGAGGCGCAGGAGGCATTCAAGATAGCTTACAACGAGCGAGTCCAAATGGAACTTGAGCGTGACGAATGGAAAAACAAAGCATACTCCCATGCTACAGACTACACTCTAATGGAAGCGAAGTGCTTTAGATTAGAACAACAACTCAAAGAATATGATCAACTCAAGAGCTAAAGGAGCAAGAGGTGAGAGGCAGTGGAGAGATCAGCTTCGCGCCGAAGGCTACACTGCTAAACGAGGACAGCAATTCGCAGGAGGACAAGACTCACCAGATGTAGTCTGTGAAGAACTGAAGGGTAAACTCCACTTTGAAGTTAAGTGCGTTCAGAATTTGAATTTAGATAAGGCTTGCGAACAGGCCGAGCGAGATGCTAAAGGCATTGCTTGGGCCGTGGCTCACAAAAAAAATAATAAGAACTGGAAGGTAACAATCCCTGCCGACACGTTCTTTAAATTACTCAGGGATGGAATGGACGGATTATGAAACATGAATTCATAATAACAATTGACGACAAATATTGTGTATACAAGTATGTTGTAAATCTTACAAACGATGTTGCAATTTACGATATTATTAAAACAATTTGCGATAAATATAAAATAGAAACACCAGAAGCAATTTATGAAAAAACCAACAACAAAAGCAGGTAAAGCCGCGAAGGTGGCAAAAACAATGCGTGAATACAAAGCTGGCAAACTGAAGGCTGGCATCAACCCTAAAGGCCCGAAGAAAGCACCAATGGCTAAGAGCCGCGCTCAAGCAGTTGCAATCGCACTATCACGCGCAGGAATGACTAAGAAAAGCAAGTAATATGAAAACAGGACTTTACGCCAATATTAACGCCAAACGCAAACGCATCGCAGCAGGTAGCGGTGAGAAGATGAGGAAGGTTGGTAGCAAAGGCGCACCGACTGCAAAGGCATTTAAACAATCAGCAAAAACTGCAAAGAAAAAATGAAAAAAGAAAACGGAAAGAAATGTTGCGGAATGAAAAAAGGTTGCAACAAGAAGATGCACGAAAAGATGGAATCAAAAGCCATGAAGAAAATGGAACGCAAGCGTGGCGGCAAATCTTAGTTATAACAAGTTTAGTGTAGTTTACGATAAACTTACTATATATGGAAAAGCGAGCGGGTGTATATGAAATTGAAATTGCTGGCTATAAATACTATGGCAGCAGCATCAATATTTACGCCCGTAAGCAAAACCATATAACAAAACTACGATCTGGAAAACATCGCAATCAACGACTGCAAAGATGTTTTGATAAATATGGAGAAGATGCTATGGCATTCAAGATACTTGTCCTTTGTGACGAAGAATCTGTTCTTGATGAAGAGCAAAAATATTTGGACGAGAATATCGGTAACGATAATTGTCTGAATTTTTGCAGAAGCGCATCTGCTCCAATGGCTGGAATTAAATTTTCAGATAATCATAAAAAGAAAATGTCAGAATCGCAGGTAAGAAATAAATACATTTTTTATTATGACTGTGGAAAAATAGAATCATTTGATAGTTTAAAACTTGCTGGTGATAAATTCGGAGTCAGAAGCTCAATTGTTTCTCGATGGTTTAAAAGAAAAGACCTTGGAAGAAATCACGGAATACTGCAATCCAGCAATATTATAAAAGCTGAAAAAATCGGAGATGAACATATTGTTTTATTACCATATAAATACAAACAAAAACCTTGGCAAATAGCTGGAGCATCCAGTCATAGTCAATACTACAGAGAAAAAAGAAATGAAATCAAAACCCGCAACTGGCAAAGCGTCAGTTAAAATAGTAAAAAACCCAAAAACTGGAAGAACCCGCAAGGTTTCTTACGGCCAAAAAGGAGCAAATGTTGATCCGGGATCAAAGCGTGGTGATTCCTACTGCGCCCGTTCAGCTAAGATCAAAGGTGATTGGAAATCCGATCCTAACTCCCCAAACAACCTCTCGCGTAAGAAGTGGCGTTGCCGAGGCAGCAAGTCGATGAAATGAAGATCAACGGCAAAAACACGGAAGCTAATGTTGATGCAGACGATGGCAGAGTTGGATGGAAGTATCCACTCAACTCCAAACAAATTGTAAGAGCCTGCGAAGACTTCTTCAAGAAGCGTGGAATGAAGCAATACGACTGCTGCGGCAGACCCAAGAAAACAGAATGACTTGTCCAAAATGTGAATCACCTACTGAAGTCATCAATAGTAGAAAGAGAGATGGCACAGTAGTAAGGAGGAGGCTTTGTGCCTGTGGGGAAAGGTTTTCTACCAAAGAAGTAATTACTGCTTCAAGGAAAGTTACCTTCAATAAAGTAGTTAAGGCACTATCCATGACTAAAGCAGTCACTGGAGAGTGGACAGTAAAAGTAGATGAGAATACCCCAGAGTGGGCAAAGAAAATGCTAATTAACCTATGAGTATCGTTAACGATAAATTCACCTTCCATGTCCTTGGATTACCACACACAGTTTCTTCCAAAGAATTTAATGCCTGCGCTTATACCCAAAAAGTGGTGAAGTTCGGAAAGATGATGACCGAGCGTGGACACACAGTAATCCACTACGGCCATGAAGACTCTGATCTAATCTGCACAGAACACGTTCCAGTCCTAACTAACCATGACTTCAAGAAGAGTTACGGATCACATGACTGGCGTAAGACCTTCTTTAAATTCGATACTAACGACCATGCCTATCAAACCTTCTACAAGAATGCTATCAAGGAAATTGAGAAGAGAAAGAACAAGCATGACTTTATTCTACCATTCTGGGGTAGTGGAGTTCGTCCTATTTGTGACGCGCATCCAGACCTAATCACAGTAGAACCCGGAATAGGATATGCGGGTGGACATTGGGCAAGGTGGAAAGTATGGGAATCCTACGCAATCTACCATGCCTACTGCGGACTGAAGAATGTAGGAAACTGCAACCAAGACTGGTATGATGTAATTATCCCAAATTATTTCGATGTAGAAGACTTCGATTACAAAACAGACAAAGAAGATTACTTTCTCTACCTTGGGCGAGTATATAGCGGAAAAGGTGTAGATGTAGCTATCCAAGCCACTGAAAAAGCAGGCGTAAAATTGGTCATAGCAGGGCAAAAAGAGGAAGGTTACAAATTACCAAGTCACGTTGAGTATGTCGGATACGCTGATGTCCCGACCAGAAAGAAGCTCATGTCTAACGCTAAAGCCAGCTTCCTTCCATCTATGTATGTAGAACCATTCGGTGGCGTTCAGATAGAAAACCTACTCTCTGGCACTCCAACTATAACTACAGACTGGGGCAGTTTCGCCGAGAACAACCTACACGGGGTTACAGGCTACCGATGCAGGACGATGGGAGACTTCGTAGATGCAGTCAAAAATATAGATCAAATCATGCCTTGGGACTGCAAACGATTCGGAATGAACTTCAGCCTAAAGAAGGTAGCACCAATGTATGAGAAATACTTCTCAGATGTCATGGATGTCTACACAGGAGATGGATGGTATTCCGAGGGAAATGGCATTAACGCAATGAAAAGAAGCTACCCTACACTATAATAATCACATGAAAACACCAACAATACTAATAGCTGCATCGTTGTGCGCTTGCTCGCCAATGACTAAGGAAACATACACAGAAACCCGTCATTTCCATTATCCTAAAGGCGCGACACCGCATCTAAAGGAGATGTATATGCACAAGCCACCGACTGAACCAGTCATTCAACAACCAGTAATACCCCAAGAAGTAAATACTCATCCAGAAGACTATTCTTACATCGCGGAACTACCACAAGAACATAGGACGCTGGCGCAAGTTAGGGAAGAAAACGATCTTCTATCAGCACTGCGGGCAAACAAAATCCTACGTCAAATGCAATGAACTGGGACGAATACGGCATGAGTATAGCGGAGGTAGTTGCTAAGAAGAGCAAAGACCCGTGGAGGCAGGTAGGGGTAGTAATACTCAGAGAAGACAACTCCATAGCCTCAGTAGGGTATAACGGATTCCCTCAAGGTGTAGAAGAAGACTGGTCATCAAGAGAAGAGAGGTCAAAGTTCGTAATTCACGCAGAACAGAATGCACTCAGATATACCAGTCCGGGCGAGGGAAAGATACTAATCTCAACTACCCTACCATGTAGGGACTGCCTAAAGGCCATAGCCGCCTATAAGATAAAGAGAGTCCTCTATAAAGATGTTTACCACACTGATCCAATAGCCTTAGAAATAGCAGAAAAAATGGGAGTCACACTAACACAAATATGAACGACGAGATCATAGCACTAACCATAGCATGGAGCATAGTAGTAGCCTGCTTCATAGTAGAGATACTAACTAAAGAATAATTTGAGAGCAATAACGTGGTATTGTGGCGGGGGATAAACCTTGGCGGGTCTACCTCTGGTAAACAAGTAACCATTCCTGTAACCACATAAAACTGGAACTCTCATTATCGTTAACGATAACCAATGAACTACACAAAAATCGGCGCAATGCCAACTCACCGCTATATCTGGGTAGATAGTAAATACACCCACGAAAAACCCGTAGGGCCAGTAGAAGCTATGTGGGTAGGACTAACCTCCATACCAAGCAGAACATGGGGAATTAACGTCATCCTAAGAGAAGGTGGCGCACTCTACAGAAACATCCCACCAAACGCAGTAAGATTCAAAGAAGAAGCACTGGAAAACTGGCGCATAGAAGAGAGCCAACTATGGAACTGCTACTCATATAACTTCAGCATACTACAGAACCCAATACTAACAGGACTATCAGTAACAGCCAAAGTCGGCCCAAACATACTAAAGGGAACCTACCTATTCTCGACTACCCACCTATTCGACGGATGGTCAGATAGCCCAGAACAAGACAAAGAATTCATCTTCATAGAACTCACCAACGGAAGGCTAACAATCCAACCAACCAATAGAGTAGCATTCCAAGATCAATCATACATCCTACCAACCTGTATGCCTAAACTAAGACTACAGGATACCATCTACTCATGTGAGTAGTAGAAAATACAATTCAAGTATTCAGATTTGTATTTCAGCACAAAAAATACAATTGAGTAGCATAAGACATTAGGCATACGACATAGCACTAAGTCGCAAGCTAACCATACGACATTAGCTTAGATTAGCATGAAACTTAGCTTGAACTTAGCTTGCTCTGTCAAGAGATTTTTATTGACATAGAAAATACCAGTTTTTATGGGGGGAGGGGTTTCCACGATGGAGCCTTTGACGCTGGGCATGGTAGGGGTGAGGGGTGGTGGCCTCTGTCCTCCATAGAAAAAGAGATTCCTTCCATCGCTGCATGACGATAGAAGACTACGCAAGAATTAAATGCGATATTCCATGACCAAAAAAATATCGGGCACGATAAAAAATAATCGCTCGAAACTATTGACGATCACCCGTTTCTTTGGTAGTCTTTAAAGAGTGAAAGGCATCGTGCCTTTTGCAATTTGATCCTTTGACATTTTGATTTTTACTTTTTGCTTTCGGCAATCTGTTCGCAATGCATTCCATCATGGGAAGGAATAAACCTTTTCTTGAATCATTTGATTCGAGTGATGCGTGGTGAATAGATAAACCGAAAGTAAACAACATGAAAACAGCAAACAAAAAAACAGCCGTAAACCTTAGCGTAGTTCGTGAACCAATGGCAATTGACCTAATGTTCAAGAGAAACTCTCTTGGATATCTGGAAAGCGGGAAATCAACAGACATCTCATTGGATGACGCTGTTGGGTATGTCGTTTCCAAACTGGATGCGGGACAATCTGCAATCCGTGACGCGATTCTCTTTTCCGCTTGGGTTTTCAAGAATAAGCCCGAAGAACAGAGTAAAGCATATGCTGAACAATTAAAGGCCCGCTGGAGTGGTTCGACTATTCCAAACCTAATCAGCATAAGTAAAGCCCTCCCCTCATTTGAGGATAAAGGGTTGTCGATTGACAAGGTGAAGGATTTATACGCGCTCCGCGAGGTTTCAAAGCTCTTAAAGGGTGATGAGACGAGCGGGCGGGCGGTTGCGCTTCTTAATGAGGGTAAATCCCCTCGTGCTGTGAAAGAGTCTCTTTCACCAAAAGCAGAGCGGGAAGAGCGGGAAGAGACAACAGAGTCAAAGCCCGTCAATTTCGCCGATGAAGCGGATAAACTCGAAACTTTGCTTTTGTCATATACCGATAAATACGCGAAGATTGGAGAACATGAAGCACGCATCAAAATTGCTCGTCAAATAGTGGCAAAGCTAAACCTCGGTGGATATATTCTAATGCACGCCGATGCCGCTGCCGCTGTGAAAACCCTCAAAGAAGGCAAAAAGTAAAATGGACATTAAAGAAAAGGTTCTTCTAAAGGTTCTACTGTTGGCCGTCATGGCCGCGTTTGTAATCTTTAGACTCTTATAGAAAATCGGGTGACATCTTCGGGTGTCACCCTTTTTTTGTGCCAAAAAATAATCTGCGATTTGCCGGCTTCAGACTGCTTGCTCTTCCCCTTCTTCCACTTCCCCTTCGTTATCGTAAACGATAGCCTCTTCCACTTCGTTCTGTTCCCCTCTTCCCCCTTCTACATATTGCCCGGATATTACTTCCACCTCTTCCGCTTTCTGTGGCCCGGTCATGTGCAGGCTGATCATTGCATTCACGCTCATTGCCCGTTTATCACCAATGTTTTGATCATCCAAGCCAAGCGTCCTTCTCGCCGTCTTATCTAATTCTGACAGCACTTCCAAGCGTTCCCGCTGCTCTTTAATGTTACCCATTTTCTTTCTGGCAACTATCTCGGCTCTCTCTTCACTCACCTGTTTAAGCATAAACCGCAGATGCTCTTCGGTTTGATCCTTCATTGCCTCAATGATTGTCTTCTCAATCATGCCCGTGGATTGCACTCGGATGAGCTGTCTTTGCTTTGACCACTGCCCTTTGATCATGACATTCTTCACATAGAATCTGGAGAGTCCAATGAACTCTGGCATCTTTACTATGTCAGCGATTTCGTTCCCTTGGATGTATAAAGCTCTCACTTTATCCATGTCCCACTTCTTTCTCGCATCGACTTGCTTCTTTGCTTTCATGGCCGAAAAGTAGATTATCGGTTACGATAAATCAATAAAATTATTTTGACTAAATGTGAAATAAATATATAAAACTATTGACAAAGTGGGTGACTTGTGCTATACTTATTGAAGGTCGGGGAAGAGTAGTCTTCTCACGACAATTGATCATTTAACATTTTAGGTTTTCAGTTTCGGTTTTTCGTGTGCCGTTGGCATTATCGTAAAAGATAATGTCAGCGGTGTAATGCAGCTTGGTTATCGTGTCCGATAATCATGTGCGAGCAATCTCGCCAGCGGTGACAAGCCCGTAAAGCATAACGCAAATGCAGAGTCATAACACACGAAACAAATGAAAATAACAAAACAGCATATAGTAAACAGGTTAGAATACCTATACAATGTGACAAGCATCCACTTTGATCTATCAATTCAATGTTCTGGTAGGTCGAAAGGATATTCCATCATGATCAATGGCTCTCATGTCATGACATATGGTCATGTTCCAATTGCAGTCCTTGATCAATGCATCACTGCCTTTGCAAAAGGATATAATAGAGGCGCGTGTGATTTTGCTCCTAAAGCATTATGACTACTAAAACTATCGTATCCGATAAAGGTAACAAGTATATCGTTCCTGTCGTTTCCGCCGAAGAGATGGAACAAATCATGTTCGGAATGGATTCGCCCGGATGGTGTCTCACTTGTGGTGAGGAAGTCGATGGTGTTGAGCCAGACGCTTCCAAGTATCTTTGCGAATGCTGCGGTCAGCGCAAAGTATACGGCATGGAGCAACTGCTTATAATGGATTTACTTGTTATAAAATGAACTACCAAGTCTATTCAACGATCACAGTCTGCCTGCTCACTTCATTCAAAAGATATTGGGCATGGCGGCATGATCCATATTGGCGCAAAACCCTTCGCGATTATGTCGTAGCATTACGATATATCCGTTCCAAGTAATTAGCCACTCTGTTCTGTTATCGTTTACGATAGCAGGACAGCAGGCTGACTACAACCAGTCGGCAAAAACACGAAACCAAATGTATATTATACATGAAACCAATGACATTGTAGTAATCGCTACAAGAAACAGCAAGAACCGCAAGACAGGCAGCAGCGTTCAGATTTGGATTATGGATGCGCGTATGCATCCTACCGAGTCACGCAAAGGCCCGGACGCAGACAATCAATGCAATGGCTGTGAGTTTGCATCCAAGCAGGGATGTTATGTGAATGACAATCCTCTCGGTGCAATCTGGCGAGCGTATCAGCGCGGCTCATATGAATATCTTTATATGGGAACACGCGAATGGTATGACTTCTTCTCTGTGCCTTATGTCCGTTTCGGTGCGTATGGTAATCCTTCTCACATTCCATTGGAGATGGTCTACGATATCGCCAAACTTTCCAAGCGTATCACAGGCTACTTCCATGACTGGCACACTATGCCAGCACCACTTGCCAAAGCGTATGGTAGATACTTTATGGCTTCTACCAATACAAGCAATGTGGAGTATGCCAAGAACCTCGGCTTGCGGACATTCACAGTCACAAACGAACCTCTCGTTAACGATATCGAATGTCTTGCAGATGCCAAGGGTCTGTCTTGTTCAGAGTGTGGATTGTGTGATGGTAACTATCGCCGCTCTTCCCTCCCATCTGTGTGGATCAATCCTCATGGATATCAAGTGCGTAAAGCGGTGGAGGCTATAGCATGAGTGTAAGAAAGTTACTTATCCTTATCATGCTCTTCCAAGTAGTAGTAGCCATTGCAATCCTATGCTCGAAATAACAAAGCTCAAAGCAAAGAAGCTCTTCGATGCGATTCCTATCAAGCAAATCGGCGTTGTCCGCGCCACCACTCCCAAGAAAAAACCTGTCACCATCATAACAAAGAAAGACAAGCAAGTCCTTCGCGTATGTGACGGCAAGTATTGGGCGTAGTCAGACACTCTGGTGTTATCGGAAACGATAATGCCAGCAGTCTGCTTACATGGTGTAAGTAGAAAAACACGAAACAAAATGAACACATACTATACAAAACATCCAGTCAACGACATCTATACTCCTGCTACAATTAGCTCGGAAGATGCAATCGCAATCCTCATCCAGTCGGCAGTCACCAATGCAGTTAACAAGGTAAATGACATCATCATCAATGCTGTCATCGCCCGTGTTAACGATGCGGTCAGTGATGCTAATATCCAAAACAAAGTAGAAGCACATTTATCTACAATGGATATTGGAGTTATAGTTGAAGAAGCCGCTTCAAATGCCGCCCGTGATTACGATTACGATAGTGCAATCGAGAATGCGTTAGATGGTGTAGACATCGATGAGATGGTTACAGAGAAGATCACCGATCACTTAGACTCTTGTTCCATTCAAGTCCGTATCAACTAATCAGACACGCTGCTCATCCGCGAGGGTGGGCAGTAGTCTGGTTATCGTTTCCGATAATCAGTAAACACGAAACAACAAACTAATAATATGAAAAGAGAACAATACTTAGAATCAAGAGTATATGATGAACATGAGTATATCGAAGTAGAAGAAGCTACTATCGAGATGCTCAATGAAACATACAGCTTCAAGTCGTTAGGTGGCCCGTTCACCTATATGTCCGCTGGTGATGTTCTGAAAGAATATGACCATGCTGCCTTCCGCGAGACAGTAAATAACTATCAGGATTCAATGATCCGCGATGGTAACTGGATCGAGTATGACGATGCCTGCTGGTTTCCACCAGTTCAAGAGTTCATCGACAACATCAAAGAAGCTATCAAGGATGTTGACCCCTTCCATGTGGATGAAGGTGAACATCGTGGTTGGTATTACTATGATGACATGGCTATGTGGTTAGGCCCGTTCAACTCACCAGAAGATTGTTACAATCACGCTTGCCCATGAACAAAGTATTATTCAACGAAGGCAAACAAGGTTTTGCTCTTCATGGTATAACATCCCCAAAGTTCACAGGCAAATGCTCCGCTTGGTTTTGGAGCAATGGTAAGATGCATGGGTGCGAGTGGATCCGCCGCGATGGTCAGTCGCGTCTAATCCCTATGTTCACTCCAATGTATAGATACTTGGAATCGCTCGGCCCGATTTGGAAGTAACCAGACACTCTCCTCATTATCGTTCACGATAGTGGGGAGCAGTCTGGTAGCATGGTGCTACTGGAAAACCAAAACTAATAACATGACAACAAATACATTAATACGAAAACTAATAAATCTTGCTGGCGAAGCAATACATCTTGCTGACCAATACGCAGGAGGTCAGTCTGAAACTGTAACTGAACTATCTAATCAATTAAATGAATTGATGGAACACGCAGCAGAGGAAAATGAGTGAGAACACATAACCTATACAAACAGAAACCTATGTATACTATAATCGAACCACAAGAGTTTGAGCTTTATGCTCTTCTCCGACTCAAGTCAGCACTTAAATTAGAAGTTGCTGGCATGAAGCACAGCAGAGGATCAGTCTACGCCAAGGTCAAGAAAGACTTTGGTTTCAAAGGAAACAAAGAGTCCGTTCTTAATCAACTCATCAACCACATCAGCAACAAATACAACCAATGAAAAACACAAAACAAAAACCAATTGGCGATGAAATCATGGAACAAATCCATATGACTGGCACAACCTTCACTATTAAAATGGTTGAAGATTGCGAAGGTCAACCAACTGTTATCCTTAAAGATAACGATTGTGGTGACATGACAATCATCCAAACAATCGCCAATGAAATCAAGGTGACTCATCTTGATAACGACGAAATCGAAGCAATTAAAGATGTTCTTCTATGAGTGCTACAGAAAAAAACCAACCAACCTGCCTACCACCAGAGGCATACATCCGCATCATTCGCCACTGCGAAAACAATGTTCCGAAGTTCCGCTCTTCGGTCTATCCTAAACCGCAACCTGTTAAGTCTAAAAAATGAACATTCAAGCATTACTCGATACAGTTGAGTTCTCTCAACCCATGTCCACTACAACCAAGCGTGGCCCTCGTCTTCTTCGGAAGGCGAGCGTCACCTCGGAGTTCTGGAATTTATACAGGGCAGATAAGGATGACTACAAACAAGTCATGGGTGACCTTGGCTTCCAACTCTCCAAGTTCAGAGAGGAGTGGGAACTTGCTTGGTGGTCGAGGGCCGACTTATCGTTTCCGACAATACCTTCCTCCTCACCAGAGAAGGTTGAGCCAGAGGTTAAATATGACCTTCCTCCACTCATCTATCCCGAAAAGTTGTTTGAGTATCAACTAACTTCAGTTCAACTCGCACTTCGTTCCATGTCTAAATACAATCGTGCATTGCTTGGACATGGCACTGGCATGGGCAAGACTGCTATTGCCCTTGCTGTAGCCCGTGAACGTGGCAGGCGCGTTGCTGTCATCTGCCCCAAACCCATCACCACCGACTGGCATAGGCTTGCCAAATACCTCGGCGTTGAAACCTACGAAGTTTGTGGGTGGGAATGGGTCAAGACCGGCAAGAGTAAGATTGGTAGGTGGACAGATGATAAGAAGAAGGAATTCCAATTCATGCTGCCTCCAGATACCGATCTTATATTCGATGAGGTTCACCGCGCCAAGGCTCAAGGCAATACACAGAATGCCTTCCTGCTCCGCGATGCTGTAGTCCAGAATGTGCCAACAATAGCATTATCGGCTACGATAGCTGATGATCCTACAAAGATGTGGGCAATCGGCCAGTTCCTCGGACTCCATCAAGGTGGTAAGGACTTCTTCCGCTTCCTCAACGCCAATGGATGCTACAATACCAACTTCGGTATGCAGTTCAAGGGTAACAACAAAATACTCAAGAACCTTCATGGCCGTATCTTTCCAGATCGTGGCAATCGTCTCAAACCATCTGATGTTGGTAGTGCCTTTCCAGAGACACTCATCCAAGCCAGAGCGTTTGATATGGATACTGCCCGTGATATCGCCAAGGAATACGATGAACTACTTATGAGGGTAGAGCAGATCAAGATGCAGGAGAATGCCGCTTCATCGATGGGTGCAGTCCTTGCTGAGATGACCCGCGCCCGTCAGAAGATCGAACTCTTCAAAGCACCAGCAGTCTGTGCTATGGTCAAGGATTTGATCGAGGAAGGTAACTCGGTCTTTATTGCAGTCAACTTCACCGAGACTCTCAAGTTCATGGAAGAAGAACTCAAGACTACCTGCTCCATTCGCGGTGGTCAGAGTGATATGGTTAGGAGAGGTAACATCGACTCATTCCAGAATGACAAGTCCAGAGTTATAATCGGCATCATCCAAGCCTGTCGAGAAGGTCTGAACCTGCACGATCTAAACGGCAAATACTCAAGGGTTGCCCTCATCATGCCGACCTACTCAGTCTTCGATCTCAAGCAGGTATTGGGTCGAGTCCATCGAGCAGGAGGTAAGTCTAAGTCCATTCAGTATCTCATCTACGCCGCTGGTGTAGACATCGAGGAGTCAGTATGCAGTTCGCTGGATGCTAAACTCAAGCGCATGGATACCCTCATGGATGGTGAGGTGGATGGGACGATATCAGTAGCACCGAAAGAAGTGAATGCCTAAAAAACAAATAGCCCACAGGGAATAAAATCCTTGTGGGCTTTTTTGTTGTTATCGTTTCCGATATTTACGGAGTAAACAGAAGTGGTTGGTTATCCTTCTCCTTCTCTGGTTCATCGAAGCGTTTGCGGAACTGAGCATTCTGATAATACATGAATGCAAGTTCCAGATACTTGATACACTCAAACCCTTCACCCTTGCGGGATTCTGATTTGATGACCATCATGCTTGCTGTATGCAACAGGCTTGCCATTGCATGGACTCGTTCGTTTAGTGTCTCGTCGCCGCTCTTAATGAAGGTAAACGCTTCAAGGACAGCTTTCGAGGTTTCGTTTTGTTGTGTTGGTTCTGACATAATTATTTGTTTTCTGTGTTTTGTTTTCTTGCTATTTCCAAGTTGGTTAATCTTTCTGCTTCAGCTTTCCAATCATTGCGTTCTCTTTCAATCATTGCTAATCTTACTAACAAGCGAGAGTTGATAATCTGGAGTCTTGATTTTTCTTTCTCTGATCTTTCCAAGATTTCCTGCCTATCATTCAACGCTTTATTTGCAATGCCTATAAGTTGCTCTGATGAAAACACGCATAGCTTAACCAGTATTTTTTCAATCATGCTTCCTTTCCGAATTTCAGCCATTCATTTTCTGCTGGATCGAACCATGACTTGTCGGACAGGTCGATCAAGAGTTGGTGTTCCTGCACTTCCTCTGGCATATTGCGAAGGACTTCTGAGTTGGAGAAGTTGCCGACATTGAGGAGCAGGAAGCGATGACCCGCTGGCTTGTCGTCTTTACCTTGCTCGCTACGCACTCGGTTGCGAACCTCAGTCGAGGATAGCTTCTCGGTCTTCGCGGCCTCAAGAAGTTCCTTCTGTTTATTGGTGCTGTTATCCCCGAAGTTGGCGTTACCGATCTCTCGGTAGACAGTGAATGGTAGGGTAGCGTCACGCATCTCTGCTGTGAATACACGGCAAGCACGGGCGTATCCAGAGACTGTGCTGTAGCTCTTCTTGAAGTTAGCACAGAGTTGGTTCACTACATCCTCATGCCCTGCGTTCTCCAAGGCTACCACCGAATCACCGATGATCCATTGCGCTCCGCTTTCGAGAGTCAGACCGAAGGCGAATGCTGCCACCCAGTCTTTCATCTCTACCTCGCCGCGAGGAACGCACTGCGTCATGCCTGCACCGATGTCGAACTTCTTGGTGAACGAGGAGAGTTCAAGCCCGTCCTTCACGCTCTCCACAAGGGCAAGCGATTGGTTCTTGGGTTGCTCGACTGGTTCATCTTCTTCTACCTCTACTACTGGATTGGCAAGGCGTTCTTCTGCCATCTCCTCGGCCATGTCGAGGTCGGCACTCATCTTCTCAAACATCTCCAGCATTTCATCTGGTGCATCGTCTTCAAGATATTCGTTCTTCGTTACTTTTGACCATGCCTTCTTGATATGGGTTTCGGTGATGTTGATACCCGGCCATTCGGTCTTAACGAACTCGCCCATTTGGCGAAGGTATGTGGACAGAGGGACAATGATTCCCTCTTGAGTTGGGCTGAACAATTCTAATTCTGGTTTCTTTTTCATTTTGTTGTTGGTGTTATTAGGTTGGGTGTTCTGGGGAGAACAGAATCAATATGGAATCTCGTCTGCTTCCTCTTCAATAGGAGCATCGAGGTTGAAGTCTATTGCTGCTTGCTCTACGCACTTAGCGAATGGAGTTGTGAACCCCTTCTCCAAGTAGAATTGGTAGAGTTTGGTTAGGTCTTTCTTGCCAATCTCGGCGAGCTTCTCACCCTTGTGTGATCCACTTGGGACGATAGCAGATGCCCAATCTTTAGGATCGAGTTCTGCTGGTTCCTCCGCTTTAGGTTGAGACTTTGGTTCTGACTTACCAATGGAGATACCTTTGCGGTTAGCTTCGATGAAGACCGACGAGACATACGCCCGAAGAGTCTCTTCATCTGTGACTTTGCCGAGATAGGCCATGCGAACCAAGGAGTCGATGTAAAGGTGGGTCTCTACGATCTTATCCAACTCCTGCTCTGGATTATCGGAAACGATACTCTTGGGTGTTGATGCTACACGGGGCGGCTCCTCGTTTTGATTTTGGAACTCCACTTTACCCGTGGCAGTTACCTTGATGATGTCACGATCCACTTTCCCGTTCTTACCATCGTAGGTTTCATGCTCAAGTGATACACCCGTTAGTCCATGCTTACCTCGGACTGAAGAAAGCGTAACTACATTTCCTTTCAATGATTGCTCTTGATTATTGTTGAAGAACTTGAGTCCGTAGGTTTGCCCGTCGATCTCAATGTCTCCACCTTGGATCACGAACTCACCTTTCGGGCCGTTGAATGTCTTCGGTTCCCACAATTTAGTGACCTTGCCAGTCACTCGCTTGATGATGTCTTTCTGTTCGATTCCTTCTAATTGGTTACTCATTTGATTTGTATGTTGCTTTGTAGTAGTGGCAGAAGGGTGCTACGGAGCAGTAACGCTCGCATCGCATATCTCCGCCGCTTCGTTTTTCGATTGAGTGTTTCGCGCCATAGGTAGGAAGGAGTTGTTGTGCTTCCTCAAATGTCTCGCACACTTTAGCTGCTCGTTTGTTCCCGTCCTTCTTGATGGCAAAGGTATCTGGTTTAGCCCAGCGTTCCTTTGGATCACAGCACGGAATGGTATCGTCTGGCATGGTAGCCGCTGCTTGGTGAAGTTTAACTCTCTCCGTAGCGTAGCGGACTACCTCTTCGTTATCCCACAATGGTATGTCTACGATGTGGACTGCACACTGGGGATACTCTTTGTCAAACTCGGCCTTGCTCGCCTGCCAGTCCCGAAGGATGGCGACGATCTGACCTTTCTTGACTTCGTATCCATACTCCCTCCAGAGCATGGCGTTCAGATTGATCTGCGCTTCCCACTCTGTCTTTCCTCCGAGAAGGAAGGAGAATACCGATGTGACTTTGAAGTCGGAGATTACTTGGTTGCCTGTCTCATACAAGTCAGTTTGACCCGTGAGTGTCCAACCATTGATCTCTTTGTAGAGACGCTTCTCAGTCATCTCTTCTTCACCGCCTGCCAATTCAAGAACCTTGTGAACCGATTGACCGAGCAATGCCCACACCCTGTCGGATGCGTCTTCTACGATCTGGTCGGAATACCTTTTCTTGAGTTGGTTGATCTTCGGTGGCCCGATAAGGGTAGTCACCGAGATGTCTGCCTTCTTAGTTCCTGCCATATACCCGTCATGGGATAGTGCGCGGAACATAGGCGCAGGAAGATCAAAGTTATTTGTGATCTTCATTATTCGGTAACTGCTGGGAGTTTGCCTTCAAAGCAGACCGCGAGGATTTCCGACACGCCCTTGAGGTGGTCGCCAGTTTTGATGACTGCTGATGCACTTGCCAGATTGCCGAGATCGAACTTGCCATCCGCTGCTGTTGCAGAAACGAGGCGAAGGTAGATTTCTTTTTGAAGCTCACTTGGAGCAGTTGTTTTTGTAGGTGTAGGTTTGTCTTTCATTAGTTTTTTGTGGACGGAGGTTGTGCCGTTCACAAGATAGATACTACAGAAGTTCCGATAATCGTCAATAGATTTTTATTATTTTTATGAAAATAATTTTATCGGTAACGATAATAGAAAACGCACCCCAGATTTCTCCGAGGTGCGTCCCCTAATGAATAACACGAAACAGCAACAAGCTGCGGAGGTAGATTACATCAGCCTCACTCAATGTCAAGAGGGATTTCCAACCTATCTTGCAGGTCTTCTTTCACCTCTCTACGGATGATACGAATCTCTGTGCTGAGTAGGTCTTGAGCTTCATCAAGTGGTAGCTCATCCAAGTCATCTGATATCTCAACAATCTTATCCCGCATCATTGGCCCTGCTTCTCGGACGAACTGCAACTCCTGCTCCTTGGTCATCCTTTTCCCATTGTCCCATGAAAGGCTTGAATCCCATGCTGGAGGTGTAAGGTTGTTCCTATACATAATCTCCCATGCAGGGTCTGGCTTCTCAGTAGAAACGATACGGCCAAACACGCTTGCCAAACGCTTTCCAAATCCTTCCTCTTGTATAGCAGATGGGAACTTGGCATCTTCACCAAAGTAGTTCACATCCTTGTTCAAGAAGTTAACTGAGCCGGGCATATCCTTGAAGAAGTTTGAAAGGTAATCTCCACCTACTGCTTTGTCTTCGGTGTAAAGTTTGTTGATGTCGCGGAATGCGCCCGGAACTAACATACGGGATATGATTCCTCCGACAAACTGAGTTCCCTTCTCAACTGGATTCTGAGATTCTTTGAACTCCAGCAAGTCGGCAAGACCAGTAAGGAATGATTGGTTCAGAACGGCAACGAATCCAATGGAGAATGGTGCTGTGATTGCGGAAGCCGCAAGTTTACCGATGTCTTCTGCTTGAAGTTTCTCACCCTTCTTCCTCATTGATTTTATTTCCTCTTGCAACATAGCTCCACTTGCCAACGGAATAACAAGGGGAGTGTAGAGGTATGAGAAGTATGTATCCCCAACTCTGACCGAATACTTCTGACCTCCACGCTGCTGCCAGATTTTCTTTTGGCGCGGGTCTTTCGGCCCTTCGGCATAGAACTGTATGTATGGACGCTTCTCTTGATCCTCTTCATCTCCACCAGTGAGTGCTTGGATAATGAATGGAACCATCGCAAGTATACCGAGTATACCCTTCATTTGTATTTCATATTCCTTATCTGCTCGACCTTGCGTGAATGGGTCTTTCATCCCGCTCTTCTTCGCTCTAATTAATCTGTATTGAGAAAAGATTGGAGTGTAGTTCAGAAACTCATTGGTCACATTCGCCACAACATTCGTGAATGGGATTACGAACTTAGTTGCTGGATACTTTGCAAGAAGTCCGTTTACGAAGTTGGCAAGCATTCCGAATAACCCTTGTGGGTCTTGGTTGAACGCCGTCTCAAGTGATGCTTGTTCAGCTATAGCTCTCTGCTCTTCATCAGCCAACCTTTGCTCACGATAGATTTCGTTTGCTCGGATTATAATCTCTTGGTCTTTCTGTTTACCTGTAGCTTGGGATGATGCAAGTTCCAGTTCGGCTTGCCTCTTCGCCATGTCAAACCCTTCTCTGGTATATGCTGCCGCGCCAAGCTGTGCTGCCTTAGCCTCGTATGCTACCTCTCGCAAGAACATATCAGTTGCTCGGAGTAGTCGCATCAACTGCCTTGGGTTCACATTCTTCAATGCTGTATTCATCCAATCGGGGAGGAAGTTAATCTTCCCGTCACCGAAGTTCGTAAGGTAGTAAACAATCTTGGGAGTGTTATCTGGAGTAGCCCCCTCAAGAACATTGGTCTTGGGATACTTTGCCCTCTTCTCGTCCTGCATACCAGATGGGTTTAACCCATTACGCATGACATAGAGGAATGAATTCACCGCCGCTGATTGCTTGCCAGATACAGCAGAATACAAAGCCCTCATCATTGGGAAGAATGATTTAGGATTATACATTGACCATACTGCCACATTGGAAATGAGATTGCTTGCACCAGACAAGGCGTTAATAGCCGAGGTGGATGCCTGTGAGATGAGTGCAAAATACCAGTAGCTTGATAGAACATCTCCAGTAGTGAACTTGGATTTGTTCATCAACGCCCGACCCATCTTCTCTTCCTCGATGCTACGGATCACACCCGCTGGTAGCTTGGATATCCTGTCTCCCCACTCGCGGAGTGTATTTGTGAACTCAGCATCGTATGGCATGAAACCTTTAGGGAAGTCATGTGTTTTACGGAATGCCTCGTATACTCCTTCAGCATCCAACACACCCATGTTTGCCATCTCAACCAACTTCTGGAGGATGGTGCGCTGGTTGGAGGTTGGTTTGATCTTGTTATCTGCTAATATCTTTTGAGCTTTCTTGATGGCACTATCAACAATTTGACTTCTTTCAGCCAAAATTATTTTGGTCATTTGCTTGGATAGTATATCGGCTAACTCTGTAGCCTGCTCTTTATCCATTCCAACCTCAGTGATGATCCTGCTGATCAGTCCATCCTTGAAGTTACCTTCGTCGCTCGTTGAGAGTCTTGTAATATCTTTGAGGTTCTTGATTGCTTTGAATTGTGCTTCAGCTTCCTCTTGGATTTTCTGTGAGAGAAGTGGTTTAGGTATGACCTTGCCTGTCTTCTCATCGATACGGAATCCAAGTTTGTCTTTTAGAACTTTGTTCGTTTCTTCGTTCAGATACTTGTCTGTGTCTTGGATGAACTTCTCGATCAGTTCGTTTGATGCGCCAGTTCCTTGAAGCTCAGTGCGGATGTGCTGCTTGACTGCTTCTTGGTTTACATTCCTCTGTGATCCAAGGTAGGTGAATAGATCAGCAAACTTGTAGTTCAAGAACTCTGCTGAGTCTTTGATTGCTTGTTCTCTTAGGCTATCTGCCCATTGATTTGAGCGGAGTGCCTTAAAGAGTTCTGCGTAGTCGGCGTTGAAGGCATCCCGACTCTGATACTTCTCTGCCATTCGGTTTGCCAAATCGTTCACGAAGGATTTGTAAGCATTATCGTTTCCGATAACTGCCTTCACCATCTCCAAATATTTACCACTACGCTTACCTTTCTTCTGCTTTTCAATGCCAGCCTGCTGGATACCCAACTGCTTCGCGGCAGTAGCAAAGGATTGATACATGAACTTGCTGACATTATCGATGGAGAATTCCTTCTTGTTCATCCCAATCGACAGGATGCTTTGCACAGCTTGGTCTACTACCATGTTGGCATACTTATCTTCTTTTGTATCGAAGAGTCCTGCTGCGAAGTCCAAGAGAATTGTGCGAGTAGATTGATTCTGCTTCTTGGAAACCTCGGCGCGGATAGATTGACGCACCTTCTCTGGATTCTTCTGTGCCATCTTCAACATGGACACTGCTTTTCTAAATACTTCTTTAGTATTGAAAACCTTATCCATCGACTTGCGCCGATCACCTCGGATAACATTAGCCACCTCATTGAATGAGGTTTTAGTTGCTGTTGATAGATTACCCATCGAAGCAATGATGTTTCTCTTGTAGGTATCAATAGCCATTCCTGCACCGACAAGTTTACGAAGTGCAGCGGCGGCTTGAACCATTCGCCCACTGTCACGCAAAGTTAGTGCTATATTGCGAGCTAATCCTGCTTCCACATCGATAGATTCCAAAGCAAATGATTCACGGGCAGTTGCCTTCATGTTGGAGTCCATCACTTCTTTTCTGTATACAGAAGAGAGTTCATACATCATCTCCATCAATACCAACCTCTCGTATGGAGAAATGTTATATGCCCTTTGTGCGGTAGCCTCATCCATGCTCGACAAGTTCTGAGCAACACTAAAGAAGTCAGCATCTGGATTGTTTCTGAAAATCTTATCCAAGGCATTGTTTGCTGCCGTGAACGAGTTCGATGTAAATAGATTTGCTGCCAGCGAGAATGGAGACAGGAGTGCTTTATTCCACTTCCTATCCTTCTGAGCAGCGCGGGACTGATACTCTTTATATGCCTTGTTATCCTTTGGCTTGAGCATTTCAACTTGAGCTTCCAAGTCAGAGATCATCCTTGTTGTGATCTTCTGCATGATGCTCTGCCCCCTCTTTGACATTGGTTCACCTTCTGGCGTTACACCTGCCTTCGCTTCGATTGCTGGAGTTATCGTTTCCGATACTGCCCCTGCTTCAACTTGTCCACCAGCTTCTGTGAGTGCGACATCTTGGTCAGTAGGGAAAACTTCCCTGCGTTTTGAGTCTTTGATCCGTTTGTATTCTGGATTGTTTTCATAGGATGTTATGTCTTGATCTATCAATAGATAGGGTTCTGCTAAAGATTGTTTCTGTTCATCAGATATTGGTAGCCCATCAATGATCCTCAATGCCGTATCGATTTGGCGATTTGCCAATTCAATTTGCCTTGGAGTAATCTGAGAATAAAACTCTGGAGTTTGAGAAACTTTCTGTTTCCTCTTCCCGTCTTTGACTATCTTTGACTCACCAGTATTGAGAACTTCAGCGATATAATTAAGGACTTGGGATTTCTCAATCTCAACTAATGACTGTGGAACTTGGAAGTCATCTTGTTCTGCGTTGACTTCTTCTTCTGAAATTTGTGGATCAGATTCAATTATTGCTGAAACTTCTGTGGCAGTTGGTTCTGCTGCAATCTTTTTGGTTTGGCCTTTGCGAACCCATTCGATACCACTGATCTCAGATATGTCTTGGTTTGGATTTACAGGAACTTCATACTTATTATTTGTTCCAAACTCACGGAAAATAACAGTTCCATCTTCAAGCGAGATTGCTCCACGCATCCCCTCAAAGATAAAAGTATCCTTGTCTTTAATCGCATCCGATATTGTTCTTTGCGGCAATGGTGGTTGAACTGCTAAAGATTCTTTAACAGTTGGTTCTGCTTTAGAGTAATCTTTAAACTCGTAGTTAGCCTCGCCCTTTACGATACCATACCCATCAAGGATGTTGTTGATGGTATCTTCCATCCGCTTAACTTCCTTAGTCGAGGTTCCTTTGCCAAGATAGCGAGCGATACTGTTACGAACAAACTGAAGTGCGTTGAGGATAGAGTTCTTCCATGCTATGATATTACCCTTGTCTTGGTCTGAGAATGCTTCCTGCTCTGCTTTCCTAATGGCATTCAAGTCCTCGGTGATCTGCCCCGTCCTTACACGTTGGATGACCATTCGCATGAACTCTTGTGAGAATGTCATGTCATCGAGGAGTTTTGTTTTATCGTTTAAGTATGCGTTGGAAACACCCGGCAGTGCGTTTGGATTCGTTTGCCTAACCTCTTTTGCTACGTCAGAGATTCGCTTTACTATGTATTGTTCCTCTGAAAGTTTTGGTTTCTTGAGAGCCTTGTATTCGTCTTGGATGCCTTGATACATGGAGAGGTGGATAACTTCCTCTTCTATTTTCTTTGCTGCCGCCCGTGACTCTTGATCCAATGCAGCATCCCTACTCGCTGCTCGTTGCTCACCTTGGATTGATATTCCTGCCAATTGATTTACATCTGGAACTACTAAATACTTTTTACCATTGAAGAATGTCGCTCGGTATGTGCCAGTATCGGCAGCTACTTGCTTGCCTCCAGTTAGCTTGCCGTATTCTTCGCTTGAGATGACCTCTGTGTTCGTTCCAGCTAAGAACCCTGCATTGGCAGCAATCCCCGTTCTGATTGCATTCTTGAGCTTCTGGGCGCGTTTGCTGGTGGTCTTGATGCCACCGAGAACTTTGTCTGTAGCCTTAACGAATGCTTGAAGGACTGGTCGGTCTGGGAAGAAGGTTCCGAATTCTGATCTCCGTCCAGATGGTGGTAGCCCCATCTCGCGGGTTGGAGTTGTTCCCTGTGGTTCTACTCCCTGCTCAATAGCGGTAAGTTCAGCGAGTTTGTTTTGCTCAACTGCGATAGCTTTATTCACCCTATCGATACCTACTTGATCGTTCTCATCCAAAGCGTCGAACTCTTTGTTCAGTTCATTGATCTTTGCTATCGTTGTTTCTTTCGTAGCGGTGGGTGTTGCAGGTGCTGCGGCAGGTGCTTCTGTTTTAGCTTCTGCTGGGCCTGCGGAGAGCTTATCAAATTGGGCCTGTAATGCTGCGAGGTTGGCCTTCTTCTCGTTCAATGCCAGTTCAGCGGTTTGGTATGCTGGCGCGGTCTTCTCAATCGCTTGCAGTCCCATCTCATCATTCGCAATCTCTTCTTTGAGGTTGTTGATATCTGTGCTGACAGACATCATCTGTTGAGCGAGTTCTTGTGCTGGATCAGTATCAAGACCCGCTGCCATTTCGTCAGCTTTAGACTCGATATCAGTCTGCTCACTACCTTCTTGATCTCCTTGCTTTGCTTGCTTCTTAGCTCTCTTACCAGCAATCATCTGAGTGAAGATGGATGTTAAAATACCAGATGCTCCACCTACCCCGCCAGCGTATTGAACGCCTTCAAAGATGTCTTGGTTAGGATCGTAGACAAACTTCTTAACAAGATTGCCAGCTATCTCTTGTGGCATCTCGTTAAACAATGCTTCTTCAGCACCTTCAGCAACAGCAACAGCAGCTTTATTTAAGCCTTTGTATATTGATTTTTGTTGAGCATCATCAAATCGGCTTATCCATTTTTGAAGTGGAGAATAAAGTTCAAGTGGTGCTTGAGTCAACGCAGAGAACAATGCCGCTTGGTTTGCTTGCTCGTCCGTAGCACCATCAGACTTAGCTTCTGAGTATCCTCCCCATGCAGAGTTAAGACCACCAAATGTGAGTGTGTTTGCTTTCTGAAAAAGATTGATTACTCGTTCTGAATTGTATCCAAGCGATGCCCGTGCAGTATTTCCCAATGCAGCAGTAACAATTGCCGCGCCAGTAAAACCAAGTCCACTGGATACATCCCTACCAAACTGAGCCAATGGGCCAACCTTCCTTGGGTCTTGTCCTTGTTGCCTTTGTTCATCAGCATACTCTGCTGCATCGATAAATGACTGACCTGTTTGTTCAAGTCCTACGCCTTTCAGTAGCAGTCCAATCGGCCCAACAGTTCCAGAACCAATAGCTCCACCATATCCATCCCATGCTCGCTTGAAGATATCTGTAGCGACATCCATAAACTCTGGGGATGTCATTGCCCACTCTTCAGCTAACTTCCTTATTTGTGGATTCTTCTTTAGTTCTTCTAATTGATCTGGTGCTTGACCAACATTCAGATACTGCCCCGCCATTCTTGAGATCAGACCCGGAGCGTCGATTCCCTTAGTCTTTGCGTAGTCCAAGAATTTATCGTTTACGATAATGTTATCGATGAACTGACGCTGATCTCCGATTTGTTTGATAGCAGCACTTGCTCTTGTCTCAATAGGTATTGAGGTTATTTTACCTTCTCCTCCACCAAAACCTTTTTCTTCACCAAGTCCAGTCTCCAATTCAACTGAAACCCCCGGTTTACGAGTAATCAATTTACTCAAAAATCCAAGTTGATTTGCTTCGTGCAGTTGTTGGTTTTTTTGTAATTTAGATAATTCAGCACGAAGATCGCTTGGTTGTCCGATGTATTCAGAAACCGATCTAATAGCGAGGGGAGTATAACCAAAGCCCGATGAAGACTGAAGTTCTTTAGTCTTTTCTTTGATCAGATTCCCTCGAAAGTCCAATGACATTCCATCTGGGCTGATTGGTTCTTCGATTGTCCTTCCCTTAATATCGATTGCTTGGGCGCGGCGAACCTCTACTGGTTTACCTTCCACCAAAGAAGAAATTTTTCCACGCCCACTTTCGCTTTCCACCTTAATAGGTTCACCCGCCATGAAGGTCTTCGTTTGACCTTCCTCTTGATCCAAGATATCTGGCCCAGTAACCATTGGTTCTCCACCAATAGGAAGACCACCAGCGCGATTGATAGCCTCTGGAATTTGACGCAACTGCTGAACTTGAGATTGTTCTTGTAATGATTGTTGTTTCTCTTCGTCAAAAACAAGATCATTGATTGATACGCTTTTACCACCTCCATCAAAAACGAGGTCTTCAATACGAATGCTCATATTGTGTATTATAGCGGAACTGGCTGACCATTTACAATCCTAAATTGTTTACCAGTTTTTGGATCAGTTCCTATTTTACCTTCTAAGGATTTAATATCTCTACCACCACCAACGGCAGGCATATCAATTTCTGTTCCATACAATGGCATCATTGCATTTTTTGCTGCCTGTGGAACTCCAGCGATAAACGCTATTTGTTCGCGAGTTTGATCTTTAATACGAAGTTTTTTTATTACATCACCTTCTTTTACTGGAATGAAATAACCTTTAGCATCTGTTTCAATAGATATATTTTCAAATCCTCCAAGTGCTTTTATAGCTTTTTGCAAGTTACCATCTGAATCCAAAGTTGAAATAGCGTTATTTACTTGTGCGCTAAATGGTTCTTTTGCTTTTTGGTAATCGTAAAGTGGATCGATGTTTTCATAACTTAATGACATTCCACTTCTTGAAGAAATGTTCATTCCCTTCTGCCTCAAAACATCTGGACTATCAAGTTCTGTAATTCCTTCAGCACCCGGAATATACTTTTCAAGTTTTGGAATTGATATAATTCTTTTTGCAAAAGGCTTAACAGTATCTGCTGGGAAAATCATTTTAGTTGACTCAGACATAACAGAACTAAACGGAGTTCCAGAATCTATCTGTTGTTTAATGTTTTGGAATCCTTGTGCTACATTTGCCTGTGTAGGTGATGGTGCTTGCGGTTGTCCAGCACCTTGATCTGTTGGCATTGGCCCTTCAATTTTTGGCCTTGCATATTTAGTTCCTTCATTAGTTTGAACAGGAACACTAAACTCACTTGATCTTGTAGCAGATAAAGAACTTAAATCAACATCTTCATATCCAGATAAATTACTTACCTTAGATGGAGCTGGTTGTGGTGTTGTAGGTTGATTACCTGCTCCAGCTTGATTACCTGTGCCAGTTTGAGTTCTTGCAGCAGCAAGTTGACTTGCAAGTTGTGGATTAGTTAAAGCCAAGATTGGAAGGATAGAATCCATTCCAGATGTTGATTGAGATACCTTTTGACTAAGCAAATAATCGTCAGTAGATTTTCCAATAGCATCAAGTCCCAACTTAACAAGTGTCATCGACTGTGGGTTGTTTAGAGTTTCTGGAGTCAACATACCAAGCATCTTACTATACGCCGCTCCAGATTGTCCTTGTCCTGCAAGTGTCATCGACTCCTGCATACCCTGTTGAAGCATAGGCAGCATCTCTTGAGCTTGCTTCTGCTGCTCTCTCTGTGCCAACGCTGCACCTACATTCTGACCAAGTTTAGCCAAAGAATCTCCAACCCATGCCGTTGATTGCGACGAGCGGTTGGTTCCCTGCATTATGAGTTCTGCGATAGACATGGTATTTAGTAAGGTGATTTAAATTGAGATTGTGGAATTGCAACTGGTCTGTCGCTCATTGATTGAGGTTCTGTCATCTGCCCTCCTTGGTATAATCTGCTTGGTGCAACTCGACCATATTGATCTGCTCTTGTGGTGAATGTGTATGGTGTATTGTAAAGCGGTGTTGCTCCCAATCCTGTTCCCGATCCTCCCATTCCACCACCCATGCCTCCCAAATTGAGTCCTTGCTGTGCAGCACTGATGTTCATTCCCATCATCAACGCGCCAGAAGTAGCTTGTCCAATGTCAGAGACACCTTGGCCGACTGCTTGCTGTGCGGCGTAGCTTGCGGCGATGTTTTCTTTGTTTGCTCCGTAGATGTTTTCGTAAACGCCAGCAGTCATTCTTGCTTTCTGCAATCCTACTTCTGCTGCTGCTGTTTGGAATCCAAGCTGAACCCTGCCTACATCCAATGGGTCTGCTGTAAACGCTCGCGCCAATTGCTGCCAGTTTTGTGCTGTGCCTTGGATTTGAGAAATTGCTGGGAATGCTCCTCTTTGAATATCAAGAGATGTTATACCAAATTGTCTTGGAACTAATGCTTGTGCAGCTTGGAATCCACCAGTCCTTCCTGCAACTGCTGGATTGAATCCTGCCCCGCCAAACTCAGCAACGTTTCGCATGGTTTGCTCTCTGACATCTTGAGGGATTTCACCTCTCAAGTATTGGTCAGTCACATCCATTGCCTTATTGATTTGACCTACTGATCTTGCTCTTAATGCGGCGGCTCCGGGTTGGAACGCTTCAACTTGCTGTCTATTGTATTCTGAAATTTGTGCAGCATCACCAATCATTGCTCCAAGATTATACTCTGGAGCTTTGACTTCGTTAATCATTTGTTGGACTTTTTGTTGTCCTTTTTTGTATGATTTTGCCGCTTTACCTTGAGCTTTCTTAGCCCTATCTGCCGCTGACATAGAGATAGCCGCTGACCCTGCCGCCGCACCTACAGCAACTACACCAGCAGCAATAGCAAATCCGCTGGTATGAAACATCATTGGATGTTTATTGCGAATCAAGTTTTCTGGATGGTCAAAAAATCTCATTTGATTAAGTCGGTTCGGTTGTGCCGCCACTTCTGCACCCTTGGGTCTTCCTTGGCGATGTGAGGATTAAAGTCTCTTGAAGTGATGCTGTCAATAATTTCGTCTGGATCAGTCAAGTCTGTGACATGGCAGGTAGTCCAGATTGTATCTTTGTGTGTGGCAAGTAAACGCCTTGTTCCTGCTTCTGTAATGCCACTGTAGCCTGTTTTGTATCGTTGAGCAGGGATGCCATGATACCAGACAGTCACATCGCCTTTCATCACAAAGAATGGATGCGTAGTGAGGTGCAGCATAGTTGTGAGAATCGTATCCTTCGGCATATAGATTTCCCGAATATACATACCCGGCGTGAACCTATGAATCAACGGACATTCCCGTGGAGGTAACTTCAGAATCTCAAGATCAATCAAGTTGAGTTCGTAGTTTGGATCACCATATCCAACTACATTCCTTGCATCAATCTTATCTGGAATTGTCAGTGTCATCGATAGAGAAAGTAGTCGTTCGGTGATGGTGACAATAGATCAGACCCGATTAGGTTCTCTGCCCGACTATAGTTTGCTATCCTAAGTGGAGCGCAAGTAGGAATCTCTACATTCTCCATCTCCTTCTCTTGCTCTTGCACGGCCAATGACAGATTGCTCAAGAACTCTTGCGCCTTACGATTCTCACGCGAGTTTAATGCAAGAATCGCATAGATCATTGCATCTGGAATGAACTCTACCAGTTCTTTTGGATCGGTTAGGTCGAAGTATTTCTTCGATGCGTAGAGTGTAATGCACTCGCAAGTCCTCGGTGCTTTGAACCTACGGAATGTAGGATGAGCATCGTTAGGTTGGTAGATGGCAATCAGAGTCTTTGCTTCCAATTCTGTATCGTAAGCATACACCCGAATCCTGCCTTTGGTTACTGGCTTGGTTACTGACCGAATACCTTTCACAAGGAGATCGGATTTTGCCAGCGTTGGTGGATTGGCAGTAGTGACCTTGACCTTATGATAGGTGTCGTATTGGTCTTGTGCTTCAAACATCAGCTCTATGCCAATGTCTTCAGCCTCCTCTGCCATCACGCCGATTTGGTATGGATGAGTAGTATAGTCTCGGAATAGGACATGGAGTCCACCTACTTCAATGATTCCTCTATGGCATGAGTGGTCGGCATGGAGAGCAAACGCATTTGTAGCATTGAACCATTCATCTGCAAGAGATGCAGAATGATCTCCAATCCACGCGAGTTTGATTTGCTCATAGCGAGATGGAAGCGTGAAGCAATCGTTCACACAGCAAATCTGGACATACTCTTCTTGGCTACTCCATGCCCTTTTATTCCACAACAATCTACGCGCTTGATTAACAGCCTTAACTCCACGCTCATACGAACAGGTTCCGGAATCACCCACGAAACCCTTCACAAGCTCAACCATCTCTTCGAGGGTATCAGCCATAGGGATTATCGTTACCGATAATTATTTTCCGCCAACGGGCTTGCCAGATTTTGGCATAGGTGCGCTGGAGTATGGATTCTTGCCAGTGTTAGGCGGGTTCATATTGCCCATACCTTCACGGATCATGCCGCGAGTTGGTGATCCGCCAGAGACGAGTTTAGGATCGGTTCCTTTTAGTGGTGTCATATTTTTATTATGGTTGGTTGTTTTGTTTATACAGAATAGATTGCAACCCAATCTATCTGCGTGATCTGCGAAATGTTGTTTTCAACTCGGATAGAGAATCCAGTTGTTGTTTTGCTTCCATCAACGATAGCAAACAAAGGTGTAGCTGCTGTTCCAATCGTAGCATTGCAGTATGGAGTAACGCCAGCATAGAATACATTTGTTGCAAATGCTGCAAATGAAACTGTCTGAATAGAGTCGCCAGCAGGAACTGAAGTAATTGTTCCCTTCCTTACAAGGAAGTTATCTTCAATAGCGTCAATTTGGTTTTGAAGATCAGTAAGAGTTGCGTTGATGGTAGCAATTTCTTCTGGAGTAACATCGCCAAGACCCGGAACATTGATTGTTCCATTTGAAAGAACTTGGTCAATAAATACCTGCAAAATATCAGCCCAGTTTCCAGTTGGACAAAAGTCGTCTGGAACATTTGGAAAAATAATTGAAGGCGAGCTGTCTTGATTGTCCATGACTTTAATTTATGATACTATATTCCCAGTATTTTTCTTGGCAACACAAAAATGGTTCACATTCTTGATTTTCTTCTGGGCAGTCACCGATTGGGGAATCATCGTTATTCTTGATGTTTGCCATTAACCTTACTCGGTCAATCGTAGCCGCGCCAGTTAGGTTGACTTTGATTTGGAACTCGCTTCCTTCTACCGATGGGATGCCTGCCAAATCATTACACTCGCTTGGGTCGGGCGTGTTAAACTTGTAGCGTTTGTAGCGATTACCACCTTTTTGTGGGACGCATTCAGTTACTTGTGGAGAGCATGGATCACACCCATAGGTTGTAGGAACTTTGAGTTCTGACCAACATGGATTAGAATCGGATCGAAAATCAACAGAGCTATCTACTATCCCATTGATTTCACTCATCCACATTTCTCCACCCGTAATCTTTTTGCGGAGGAACTTATTCGTAGCCCCGCTTCGGTTGAAGTCATACCTGCCAGTGGTGAAGAAGGATTCAATCTGCCTTGTTCCATTTGGGCCGTAATCGTCGCCTTGAGAGGTAGTGAATTCGTATAGTCGGTTCTTGTTATCTTTATCAAACGAGAATCCAAATCCTCGCTTCTGACCATCAATCAATGCCGTGAGTAGCTGAGTTGGTCTAAAGCCCGTCCAGATGCCATTCCAGCGAAAAGAAAGCTGTGCGTCTGGTGATGGTGAAGATGATTGGTCAAGGTCAAGAACTACCATTCCACGATGATAACGATTCAATCCTTCTACACCTTCTGATCGAAGTGTCTGTGGTGCTACTGTGCTGATGAGGTAGTTGTTGAAGAACATCGTAGAAGCGAACTGCTTCAGCCAAGGCGTATCGTTCTGCACCCATTTATTTACTTCCCTCGAAAGTTTACGAAGCGAGAAGTATCGAGCGAATTCAGATTGGCTATTGGAGTAGAATGCCCAACCATCATGTGATCTAAACCAAAGTTCAGAGTTTGCTAATCCAACATACGGACTTGTGCATCCTCGTCCAAGCAATGAGATGCGTTGGATGTTTGATGTGTTCCATTGATCTCTTGGAATAGAGACATCCATGATGAACGCTCCGTTACCAGTAAGAATAACAAGTTCACCTTGGCCGCGAAGGTTAGTTCCAATCTGTGGCATTACCTTCATTGCAGTAATATTTCCAATCATTGCTGGAGTAGAAAACGCGCCACCTTCTGCCCAGTATCCTATCTCTGTGAAGTTCTCGGTATTCTTGGTGTCTGTAAATCCGTTTCCGTAAATGATGTCAGATGCGTAGATTTGGTTGAACCTATCCGATACGAAAACTCGGCCAAAGGCATATTCCATCACTGTTCCAATCGGCATCTTTTGGTTGTATGGATTCAAACGATAAGCTGGTATCGTTAAGTCGCCATCCCATGCGATTGCGTTTTGGTATCCGTTCTGGATATACACCCTATCTTCGGCTTGCACAAACCAAGTGTGCATCATGCCCGGATCGTTGCCATCAATGATCTTGTAGGCAGTAGCAAGATTATTGCTGATCTTTAAAAAGTAGATAACTCCAGATACTGAAATCAGTATTCCATCAGCAGAGTTGTATTTTACAGACCTGTATGGATACGCCCCTTGAAAGTTTCCATTCTGAATATCGTTAACGATACTCGCCGATTGCTCTGCCCCTGCAACTATTTGAATATTCCGAATACTTGGTCGGGTTCGGTTAACGCCTCCTCGGAATGTTCTGTTTACCGATTCTGATACTATAGACTCTGGTAAATACGATGGATGAGTATCAGCGTCTTGAGCGATAATACTTGTGAATCCATCAAAGACTGATCCTTCTGTTGGCATTATGCGTTGATGCTCTTGATTACGATAAAACGCAATGTCAGTGATTCAGACAAACTTCCTGCGGTGATATTTCGGATAACGATATTGGCATTGCCTGCCGCTGGAGCCACCGCGAAGTTGTATGAACCAAGCGTTCCTCCAGATATGTGACTAACCAATACAATGTCTGTGCCATCGATAACCGAATTGCTCAAGTTAAAAGTAACGGCAGTATCAGCAGCAAGAGCGGAACTATCGGTAACGATAATTCCAGTAGGACGATTCAGAGTAACAGAGTTCGTCTTTGCTCCTGCACCTTGTGTAATCGCTCCACCAGCACCAGTATTGTATCCAATCTTGGATGAGTTGCCATTAGCAAGAATAGTGCTACTTGAAGTAATATCGGCAGTTGATGTCATTCCAGATACACTCAATGATGCTGTTGTAACTGCTCCGCCTGATGTAAGTGATCCAACGCTAACTGCTCCAGTAGTAGTCAATGATTGGCTACCAAGATCAACTGGTGCAGATTGGAGAAGACTATTCAGAGTAGTGAACTCTACACTTCCAGTAGAAGTTTTGCGAAGGACAGTATTATTCGCTCCATTAGTCCATGATACAGTTCCGTTTGTGTTAGACACAAGAACTTGACCAGATGGTGGAGTCTGAAGAGTCTTATCGCAAGCGGAAGAATCTTCTACAACCAACCTTTTAGCGATTGCTGTGATCTCGCGGGGTTCGCAGAACAATGGATATTCCAAGTTGCATGGAGGTGCTGGAGTGCAAGGAGTCATAATATTTAATTCAGAGTATCAGACGGAGTTTCTTCAGTTGATGTGGGTTCAACCGATGGTTCTGTAACCTGCTCTTGATTCTCTTCTGTGGTTGGTTGTGAGACTTGAACGTCATTCAGAATATCGGGCCAAGTTGCTTTGATGCCAGCGAGATCATCTGGAAGTTGAGTCAAAGTAACATCTCGGAGTGCTTGTTTTGCGGCAATGATTTCAGCTTTCTTTTCTTCGTCATTAGCCTCAACTGCCTTCATAAAGTCAATGTCGAGCTTTTGCAACTTTGGTGAACGAGCAGCACGGAACTTATCGAGGTGGATAGCTTTGGCTTTATCAATGTTTACCTTTGCTCCGAGTTCAGCGTCAAATTCGTATGCGTTGAAGTAATCGTTATCAATCTCAACTGAATCAACAATCTTGTATTCTACTCCTTCTGGAACATCTTTGATTGCGTCATTAACATCTCCGCATGGGATGACTACTGCTACTTGTCCGTTTGGTTGTGGATAGGTGATAAACATAAGATTAGTTTCCGAAGACTGTAAATAATATCAAAGTGGAATCATTTGCTACACCAGCCTGTCTTCCAGCAACAGTAACATTTGCAGATGATGTCGAAATAGATTGAATGGCTACAATTGGCCCATCTGGGACTGTTGTATTAGCCGAGGAGATATTTGCACTATAATTCGCATCTGCCATAGGAGTAGAAAAATTCACAGTATAATCACCAACTGCATTCTTCGTAACGCTGGAGACATTGTAGCTGGAGCGGATGGTTCCCGGCGATGTAGTTCCATTAAAATTAACCCATGCTTTGGCAATGCGAGTTTGCTCTGTAGTGCCAAGTTTTGCTGCGGTGACAGAACCATTGACGAGTTGCGTTGCTCCTACTGCGTTGGCTGGAATAATAGCACTCGTCAGCGAAGTTGCATCGTTAAAAGTAATACCTGCGGATGTAATTGTTGTTGGCATAAGATTAATTTCCGAAGATTTGGATACTTGCTTCATCAGAATCCACTAAAAATCTGTTTGTTGACCAAGAAGAAGTTTGAAATCGAAATTGTGATGTTGTTTTTGTAAGATATGGAGAACCCCAACATCCAAAATTAGAATTTAACAAACCTCCGCCCATAAATGATGCACTATAATTAGCATCACTCATTGCTGTAGTAAAATTCACAGTATAATCACCAGTTCCATTGCGAAGAACACTTGTGACATTTCCACTTGAGCGAATGAAACGATTTGTATTCGCCGAGCTAACTGCACCAGAAGAGTCACGGGTTCCATCGAAGTTCACCCATGCGCGGCAAGCGTAGGCAGGAGCAGAACCAGTCGTAGTGGAGAACTTGGTAGCAGTATCTGCGTTACCAGTTAGATTTCCAGTAATGCCAGAGGTAGTCAGCGTAGCGGCAGTTGAGCCATTGACTTTAAGATACCCTTGCGCGAGGGAACTATCGTTTTCGAGTGAGAGTGAGGTTGCCATATGTTAGTATTTAATGCAGGGAAGAAGTGCGATGTTAGCTGGACGAGTTTCTGCTGCGGTGCGTGGAGTGCCGTTGACTGTATCGGTAATTGGTGATCCTATCGGATTTGTTGCTCCTGTGGAAACAGGCCCAGCCCCTCCATTTGCATTTGTTCCTGAAAACCAAGGGATTCCATTAAAAGAATGAAAGTGACCCTGCATAGCATCTCCTTGTTTAGTTCCAAGAGTTCCAGAATAAGTGATTCCAGAGATTGTTTGTGATCCAGTTCCGCGAATGAAAACACCTTCCAAATCTGGTAATGTTCCAGCAGCACCATAGGTAGTTCCAAGGATAGCGTAGAGTGCAGAAAAGTCAGTCGTTACTCCTTGAACAGTTCCAGCTCCATTTGGGACAGCATCACCATTGCAAAACAAAAACCCGGTCGGTGCAGTTGAAGTTGCAAAGTGATATACACTTCCAGTTGGAACTGATCCATTTCCAATGTAGTTTGGGCTTACGATTCCTGTTGTTCCATTTAATGTGATTGGCATAATTTTTATCCTTTATACTACAGTCCAAACTGATCCACTTGGAATGGTTACTACTACTCCTGCATTGACTGTGATTGGCCCAGCAGTCATTGCGTTTTTAGTTGATGGAATTGAATAACTGGCAGTCACAGCTTGGTCATTCAAGAAGAATACTTCATTTGTTCCCGATCCTCCAATAGCTCCAATGCCCGTAGCTCCTGTTACACCAGTTGCTCCAGTTGCGCCTGTCGGCCCTCCAGCAGGGCCAGTTGCACCAGATGGGCCTGTAGCACCAGTTGGGCCGCCAGCGGGGCCAGTTGCACCTGTCTTACCATTCAGTGAGACGATGACAATTTCATCCCCAGATGGGACTGGATTGTTCATCGTAATGGTATATGGGTATCCAAATGTGATTGTGTAGTCCAATGGGTCTTGGACAACTCCATCAATCGTTACAAGGAATGATGCGCTATTTGTTGAGGTAGCTCCATCAATATTGAATGTGGTTGCAACTCCATCACCGATATATCCCCAGCGAATTCCTCCACCAGTTTCTGAAGCAACAATTGCTATGCGAGCATAGTAAGCTGCACGATCTGCAATCGCATTCATTGCCGCCTCACTTGGGCCGCATGGATTGCATTTTGAACTTCTGGAATTTCCGCAACTCATATTTTTATCGTTAACGATAGTTTAGGTTAAGTCAAGATGTTTGTTCCACTAAAAGATAGGGAATTGTCTTTTGGTTGTATCTATTCATTTCCGAATAGACGAGGTTGATGAATCCGTCCCATTGTGAAGGATAGATCGTTTGACATCCTTCGCTTGAAGTCGATTTGTAACTGCCCTTATGGATGTTGATAGCGATGCCCATATCGTCTCCAGTAATGTCTCGCGTAACAGGCAACTCCTCTTTGGCGTTAGCAGGTCGTAACGCTGGGTAGCCACCTCCGGGTTTAGAGATACCATGATTCCCTTTGCGATACCTATGAACGCCCGTCTTGAGAACCGCAATGCCTTTTTTAAATACTGAAGGATCAGTATTAGCGTTGAAAGTAGCATGAACAGAAGGGGATAATAAAATAATCGCATCGTCATAAATGCCTCTTTGATTGCCTGATGGAGCGAATGTTTCAGAGTAATACCCTCTAATCCCGACCAGCGCAACACGATCTTCAATCCCTGCACGGATAACCATTGCGAGGGTCTTTTCTTTTGCTTGCTGCGGTCTGGAGTTCGGAACCATTAGCCTTTACGGATTACATTGATGAGTCCAACAAGTCCGAGTCCTGCGACAAGGATTGCCTCTTGGAGTTCTGGTTCGATCTTCACTCCGACTGCCGTAGCAATCAGAATCAATCCGCGCCATGTGCTATTCTCTGATAGCCGCTGAAGTAGTATATTTACGATTTTCATTTCTTTGTTCCTTTTGGTTCGGGCAGTTCGTATGTCAGCCGCCCGTAGTCTGTCTGTAGGGAAATTCCAAGTGTTGTGCAACCAGTCAAGAATGCCATTGCAAGAAAAGCGAATGATATAATAATCATTCCGAGTGCGATTTTTTTAGCGTTCATTGTTACGAATTTTTTTAAACATATACACTATAGTCAAAACGCCTGCAACAAGCGAAACAAGCAAGCCCCCGACACGCAAGCCAGTTTCGATGTGCGGCATCAGACCAACCATGAACCCTGTAAAGCTCGTTGTCGTTCCCAAAATTCCTGTGAGTGTAGCGTTATCGTTCATTTTCTTGTTCTTTGTATTTAATCTTTGAAAAGTCTGCTTCGTTTCGTTTCACAGCATATGTTCCTTCTGGCAACGGCCAAGTTGTTGTATTGCCATCCCAACGGATTCCCATTTCAACTTCATGCGTTTCAGAATTAACAATAAGCCAGTCGTCGATGTCCATATTAGAAATAAGTTGTAATCATTACGATTCCGGGTGAGCCATTGCCGCCATTGCCGCCAGTCCCTGTTGCGGCAGATACCGATCCTCCACCTCCACCTCCGCAACCATGCCCAGTTGCATTTGCTCCTGCTCCACCACTTGCTCCAGCAAATGTGCTTGCACCTCCACCTCCACCTCCACTACCATTGATTACGAGCGATGGTATTGCGCGAGCGGTAATAGCGTTTCCATTTCCCCCATTGCCAGTAGTTGAGGCAATTCCACCAACCCCAGTTCCACCATTAATAAACTGCGCTGCTCCACTCGTTCCTCCGTTAAATGGAGCTGTTGTTGAACATCCTCCTCCTGCACCTCCAGATGATGGAGCGTAATTTTGTCCCGACCCATTTCCTCCTGTGGCAAGATTTCCCGATCCTCCTAAATTCCCAGCAGGCGCACCTCCTGTTCCCCCAGTTGATGTTGATCCCGCTGCGCCAACCGCACCAATGGCTCCTCCGTTGGCGTTTGCAAAAATACCTAAAGTTGATCCGCTTACATTTGATGGAGTTCCTGCCGTTGCATTCCCTGTAGTTCCCCCAACACCACCAGAACCAACTATTACTGTATATGTTGCGTCAGTTAAATCGGCAGCATTTACCAATACCCTTGTGTAACCACCAGACCCACCTCCAGCACCTCCAGACACGGAGGCACTAGCGGCAACAAGAATTCCTCTGCCACCTCCACCGCCACCACCAACGCATTCAAACAAAACTTGCTTTGCGCCTGCTGGTTTTGTCCAAGTGCCAGAACCAATGAATCTGTCAATTTGTGGAGATAATGTTCCTCCTGTTGCGCCAGTAGCCCCCTGCGTTCCTACACCAGTTGCCCCTGTTGCGCCTTGACCACCAGCAACGCCAGTCGCTCCATCGTTTCCAGCTACACCTGTAGCTCCTGTAGACCCGTCATTTCCAGCTACGCCCGTTGCCCCAGTAGCACCCGTTGGCCCTCCGCTTGGGCCAGTGGCTCCTGTTAATCCCGTAGCACCAGTAGACCCATCGCTACCAACATATCCAGAAGCTCCAGTAGCTCCAGTCAAACCAGTTGATCCTGTCGCGCCTCCGGGTGATCCAGCAACACCTGTTGCTCCTTGTGAACCAGTTAATCCTGTTGATCCACGAGGGCCAATGCTTCCAGTAGAACCTTGTGGGCCGATTGGGCCTTGCTGTCCAGTAGCTCCAGTAGCTCCAGATGCACCGATACCAGTAGAACCTTGTAATCCCGTAGCACCTTGCTGACCTGTGGCTCCTGTGCTTCCAGTAGCTCCGCGAAGACCAGTAGCACCCGTAGTTCCGTTGATTCCAGATAATCCCGTAGCACCCGTTGCGCCTTCGCCCGTGGCTCCTGTGGCTCCTGTTGGGCCACCGCTTGGGCCAGTTGCGCCTGTGAGTCCAGTTGCCCCTGTAGCTCCAAGTCCTGTAGCACCTGTAGCACCGCTTGCTCCAATAGCTTGTTGAGCAAGACACGCTGAATGCGCCGCGCTCTCTGCACTTTCTTTTGCAGACCTTGCGTATGACGCTACAATAATGGTTTCGTTGCAACAACTCATGGTGTTTTATCGTTTACGATAATGGTTCCCACTTTACTTCTACTCGATCAGTAAACCACTCAAGGTGACTTACCCATTCTGTCTCTGGCCCCGGAGGATCAGCTTTTACAAGCTCAACAAGAGTAGGATCAACCCAATCTTCGGGAACTGGGTATGGACGAATCGTGTCGATGCGTGGATTACCTTCATCATCCAAGCAAACGCTGGAGAGGTATTTAGTTCCATCTGGAAATATGAGTCCGTATGTTTTAAGCATAATCTTATGTTCCGTATCCGATTTCTACTGCATCAACCGAAGCTACCCACCGCCATGTTTCTGCGGCGATGCCAGTCACAGCGATTCGCAGAGTGTCGTCTCCATTGTTTGCAGAGAGCGCGATGACTGTTCCTGCGGCGTTATCGGTTCCGATAGTCACAGGTGCATAGACTTCGCTGGATGTGCCGCCGACATTCTTGACTGCGTATTGGCGAACATAGTGGGCGACTGCGCTTCCATCCGATTTCACTCCAGAGATGTTGATCGTGCAGGCAATGACTTTCCCAGATGGGATGCCGAGATATGTCGTTGCTCCATCCAGTGCCATTTCCACGGCGGCGTTGGTAGTTGTTTTGCAGCGAAGGACGAAACGGGCGCGTTGGGCATCGCCGCTTGAAATAAATAATCCTGTAGCGTGTGCAAACATTGGTCTATCTGCTAAAGAATTCCATCCAATAGCAGTTCCGGCTAAAGATGATGTGACCCTACTTCCTCTTCCAAGCGCAACTCCTTGCGCTGCTTCGCATTGATAACCGATTGCTACAGATCCAAATAAATTTGTTGACGCTGTATTTTGAGCGCCAATTACAACTGCGTTTGTTCCTGATGCTACTTGACTGGCTGATAATCGACTCGTTTGAAGGTCAATAGCATTCGCACCCCTTGCATTCCCGCCAGTTGCCGTGCCATCTGGCTTCGGCCCCGCGATCAGCGCACCCGTGCCTTTCGGTGTGAGGACAAGATCAGAATTTGTCGCGGTTGTATTCTCGGAAAGAGTTACATTTGTGCTGACACTATGACCATTTACAAGCGTTCCCGCAGTAATGTCCGTTGTGAAAAGTGAAGCTCCACCACCAACGCTTGTGCTTACTTGGAATGAAGTTCCGCTGACATTGATAACATAGTAGTTTGTCGTTGTAACAAGACCCGCTCCACCAGTAAGTGCCGTAAATCGAACTGGCTGACCATTTGCAAATGTAGAACCAGTTGCCGTGATAATGTCAGTTGCTGCAACTCCAGTTACTGCAAACGAGACAATCGCATCGTCAATGATGATTCCGCTATTCTGAACAATGCCAGTTCCGACATCTGCACGAAGGACTGCGTTGTCTACTGCACCAACTGATCCACCGACTTTTGCAGCAAGATCAGTCGTTAGGTTTGCAATCTTACTTTGGTCAATAGCGGCAGATGCCGATACATCAGCGTTTACAATGGTAGTTGCGGGACTTTGGAATACTCCGTTGACTACTTTGACTACACCAGTTCCTGTGACGCTGGGCATCGTGCTGCGCGTGTGAGATGGGTAACTACCACCGAAGTGGAATGTAAGACGATTGTTGTTCTGGTGCGCCCGTCCGTATAGGTATACAACGATTCGATCAGTCGAAAGAATCGTTGTTTGAGGCATCACTACAGATGCAACGTATTGGTTAATCTCTGCTGGATCGTAGATGTAAGTATCGTTCGATGTTGCAAGTAATACTGGTGCATTCGTTCCGTCATACTTCCGAATTTCAACTTTAAAATAAATCTGGTTTGCAGAATTTGTAGTAGTGGACTCTATGAATAAATTGAAATCCCAAATACCAGCAGGGATTGCCGTAGCAGAAGGAGTGCTGACATCTGTTACAAACGATGCGAGGAAATCGTAACTTGCAGTTGAAAGAATTGGGGAAAGATACGAGGTTGCAGTTGTATCACCAACAAGACCAAGTTCTTTAGATGCATTCGGAGTTTGCGGGATGTTTGTTAGCGGCGTATCTGCCGCCGTATTGAAATTCAGATAATAGACTACTCCACCGCCACCAGAACCTCCAGATGGGATTGATCCGGGAACCCAGTTTGCTCCATCATATTGGAGGACTTGACCATTGACTGGCGTTGCATTGCTGACTGGTCTGCCTTGCAAGCCATCTACTGTAGGATTAGGATATGTTCCAGCAAGATCGCCGCCAGCAGCACCAGTTGGACTACCTCCTCCTGCTGATCCAGTAAAATCAAGTTTGCCAGTAAATGGATTAAATTTTAGTGCCATATTATGGGTAAGCTATTGTTATATTTACCAAGTTAGCATCATTTGTTGTAGGAGGTTGCACTGCATAAACAAGAGTCAATGTAGCAACCACATTACCACCATTCAAATATTGAACAGTTGCAATGTTGTTTGTTGCTCCGTAATACGAAATATCAATTTGGTCATATGCAGGAATCTCAAACCCTGCAATTTCCTTCAAAGATTCGTATAGATTGAAATTTTGCTGATCTGGAGTTAGATTGATAAAGCAGGGTTGAGTGAGTGCCATAATATTTTATCGGTTACGATAATTAGCCAACTGGTGGGAGAGCAGCGGCAAGAGCTTCGTTAGTGAGGAAGTATTGCTGGTCTTCAGTTTTTTGCACAAAGCAATTCTCGGTAACTGGGGTGAGTTCACCAATGGTTGCGAGTCCAACGTAAAATTGATAGAGCTTAGAAGCATCACTTGCTGCGTCATAGCAACCATAAGAGATTGGATCAATGCCAGCAGCGGCGGCGATTGTTTGAACGAAAGGGTAGGATTTATTGCGGTAGTCGAGAGCGGTGAAACAAGCCATAATTAGAAAAGGGGTTAGGGTGAGGAAGTATTTACTTCCCCACCCAAGGTTGAGGTTTAGTAGTAGATGCCAACAACGTAGGCATTCACATAGAGTGCGCCGACACGTCCAGCGGTATCAGCACCAGAAGCGACATCAGCACCAGCGTTTGCGTAGGTGAAGGTGGTCGAGTTAACGACAGTAACTTCAGCCTGCACATCGTTGAACGAACTATCGGTCATGCTGGCAATCGTGATCGTGTCACCCGTGGCAAAACCATGAGCAGCACCAGTAACGATTGTAGCAACGCCCGAAGTGCGGGAACGAGTTGCGGTAGCTTGACCAGCACCAACAGTTGATTTCAACAAACGGAGTTTGCGAGAACCAGTGATAACAAAAGGATTGGCAACAAACGCGAGAGGATTGTAGCGTCCTTGGTTATCAAGAGCGTCGGTGATGGTGAGCGAAGAGGTGATGTTTTCGCCAGTGGTTCCGTTGTCAACGATCACAATTGGATCGGTGGCAGTGGTTCCGCGAGCGTAGGCAGTCTCCAGCACGATGCTTGTTGGAAAGAACTTGGTGTCCTCGTCGTTAAGAACGAGAAGATCAGTATCTCCAGCAGCGAGAAGGTTAACAGCAATCGGGCCAAACAGATTGACACGATCATAAGCGAGTGGTCGTTTATTAGACATAATTTTTATTTAAGGTTGTGGGGAGAGGCTTGAATAAGCCTCCCCCCTGTTTAACTTAGGAAGGCACAACGATGTCACCCACACCAGCGCAGCTATAGCAGTCCTGAGTGTTGTCAGGAATGATGTAGCTCTGAACTGGGCAGCAGGAACCATAGAGGCTCTTGCTTTGTGGCAGGCGATGTAGGAACGAGTGCATGATGGTTGGGTCTTTGACCTGTGCGGCCAGACGGAACTGAGCTTGATAGAAGCCAGATTTGCGCCAGCGGTTGCACTCCCAATCTGGGTTTTTCCATTCCCAATCACCAGCGTAGTTCTGGGTCATTTGTTGGGCTTGGCCGTATCCAGTCGAGGATGGCATTGTCCATTTAACCATTGCCTTGTTCACCATAGCAACAGAGATACCGAAGTCGGCATTGCGGTAGGCTTTGTTAGGAACATAGGAACATCCGTTTTCTTGGACAACTTTGATGTAACGAGGCACACGAACGAGACGCGCCCATGTCGCAGGATCAGCTTCATTGAATGGAGCGAGCGATGCGTTGAAGGCAGTGTCAGCGTTGAAGCGAGCAGCGTTGATGTCGTAGCCGAAGGCGTAGTCACCGATGATGCGGTTGATGCCGAGTTTCAGACGGGTCAAACGCTCGTCGAAGTCGGTGTTAGCATCCCAGTAACCATTGTTGCGCTTGGCTTGGAAGTAAAGCGCACGGCCAACTTGAGGATCGGGGATAACGATGTCGAGCAAAGGCTGACCAGTCGCATCTTGGAGATCAAGACGGAAAGCGTCATCTTCGTCTTGGAGGTCAACGAGAGCGTCGTCGAGCATATCAAGCGAGAGATAAGCAATCTTGTTGAGGTCGGCGGGAGCCATCTTAACGCGAAGAGCGCAGAGATCGTAGCCAGCTTCGTTGTTGAGCGTATGCTCTGGAACGAACCATGCTTGATCGTCAACGAGGCCGCAGTAAGTGCCGTCATCCGTAGTGATGCCCATCCACTTGTGGCCGGAACCACCGATGTAGTTGGAACGAAGGAACTCTTCGTGGACATTCTTGGTGATACGGGCATTCGACTCTTCAAACTGGAGAATCTCTTCAGCAGGGAAGAGGCGATAGAGAAGGCTCTCAACGCAAATCCAGTCAGTGGTCATCTCTTTACGGAGAAGCTCGAAAGTGTAGCTCTCAGTGCCGGGGCGTTGGATAACTTCGGGTTTGCTATCGCAAGAATCAGTCTCGCAGTAGGTGTCGGTGATCGAACGGAAAGGAGTGCAAGGATCGTGGAATCCACGGCCAAAGCGGAATGCTTTTTGTTCGGTTGTGTGGTTAAGAGGCCATGCTTGCTCCTCGAAACGGGTGAAGTATGCAGAGTTTGTGACGAGCTTCTTCACATAGAGGTCGTTGAAATATTCGCGGCCCTCGCGGAAGAAACTGTCAATCTCGGCACAACTATTGAAGTAGAGTTGATCGCTCATTGATTTATTTGATTTTGGTTTAGTTTAGTTTTGCACCGCAAACTACACCATGAGGAATAGCAAGCGAGTGCTTGGTTTCCTCTGCTGGACTCAACCCAGAGTTTCTTTCTGTCCAGAAATCGTTTTTCATGCGAGGTCGAAAACTCGCCAGCCAGAGTGCGGCTGAATCACTAATTTTATCGTAAACGATAATTTCGTCTTTCTCTTACACCGGACATTGCAACCGACTATTTACCATGTCAAGCAACTTTTTTAAAAAAAATGAAAAGGGGAGCAAGTTTTACCTTGCTCCCCTTCCAGCTAACAAGAATGATGGGATTATGCGGTCGCCCTACCCTGTGGAGAGAAACGTGCCAATTTACTGGCAAGTCCTTCGGCAATACTCATTCTTGGTTTCTGGGAATCCGATGCACTTGGCGATGACGAGATGCGTGATGATCCTTTGAGTTGTGCGATATACTCGTCTTTCTCTTTGACCATCTCTTGGTATGCCTTGAGTTGTGCTTGAATCTTCTGATAGGCGCGGCCTTGGTGGATCAGTCGGTTCATGTCTTCAACTGATGCCTGCTCGTTGGTCTGCTGTGTAGCTGCCAGCGCAATAGCCTCGTCGCGGGAGATGTCGAACTTGATTCCCTTTTCCTTCATGTAGTCAGCAACCACATCTGGAATTTCGGTAGCCCTATCAATCTCTTGTTGAGTGTTCTTGTAGCCTTCACGCCACTGGTTCAGATACTTGTTCCTGCCTTCTTGCTCTTTTTGTTTAGCGGTTTGAATGATATTCTGCTTGGTTTCTTCAAAGTTGACAAGAGCTGCGTGATGTCCTTGAGTTGCTTTGATGAAGCTGTTGACTTGCTCCGCGAATTGATACTGCTTGAATTGCGAGAGCGAGTTCGTGATTTCCTCGAACGCTTGGTCGCGGTCGGCTTCTGCCGCTCTACGATCCTCTTCGGAGGACGCATTGAAGATGGAGGCATTTGCATTGACAGCACGGGAGAATGTCGAAAGAAGAGTTGGATCATTCGATAGCAATTGTCGCGCAGTGTCGTAGGTATTCTTGATAGGATCGAGGTAAGTTTTTTTGAAGTCGGGATTGCTTGTGATGTCGTGGAAGTCAAGCTTACCCCGGAGTTCCTTGATCTGCTCTGATAGTTGTTGCTCAACGTCCAGCTTCTCTTGGTTGGCTTTGTTGAGTTGTTCTTGGTAGTGGTTGGTTTCTTTAGTCGATGTTGACTCGGCGACCAATCGCTCAAGTTCTTGGATTTTGGTTTCAAACTTGGGGATTTCATCTTTCTTGTATTTCTCAAGTTCTTCTTTGAGTTTTCGATTCTCTTCGATTTGCCGCTCAACGAATCCTTTTTTCTTTCCTGTGCGGTCAGACGTGATTTCAGCTTCGGTAACTCCCGTGTGTTCTTCTGGTGGTTCTTCTTCATTGAATTTTTTAATGCCGAGATTGGGATCACCAACATTGGTAGCACTGGGCTTGCCTTCGTCGGTTTGTTGCTGACTGAACTTCTTGAGGAAGTCAGATGTGTTACCTTTAATCGGAACTTGAGGTTTAGCCTTCAGTTCTTTGATTACTTCTGCTGTGTCGTTTGGGTCTGCCATAAATTAGATTTCGTCGAGGTCTGGGTCGATTGTGATGTCCGCTGGTTCTTTATGTTTTCCAGCAACTTTTGTTTTTTTGAATGCTCCCTGCTCCTCAGTTCCAATAGCTTCAATAGTTTTGATTGCATGGATAAGCGTGGTTACTCCTTCTGGTGGGTTTACATTAAGTAGTAAATACGCCTGTAGTTTGTTCCAGTCTTCGTGTGAGGTTATTGCCGCGCATAGGGATTTTACTTTTTCTGTTGTCATGTTTGTGTTGGTGTTTCTTCCATCTCAACTTCTTCGGTAGCTTCTGGAGTTTCGACTTCTACTTCTTCAGTCTCTTCTTCCTCTGGTTCTTCTTCCATCTCTGGAGCTTCCATCTCTGGTTGCTCTGCCTTCGTCTTACCTTTCATCTTCTGAATCTCAGCGCGAGCTTTAGCCTTCTGAAGTGCGAGTTGGGTGATACCCTGTTCCTTGCGCTGCTCGGTGCGTTGAGCGTGCGAGATAGAAGCCTTGCCGATTGCGATGTCAGCGAGCTTCTTCTTGGTATCAATCTCAATGCCAGACTTAGCAGCGAGGTATTGGAGTTTGATGTCTTCCTCGGAGTTTGGCTGACCAGATTTTTGAGCTTCAGCTTCTGCCATCTGAACATACACTTGCTGGAGTTCGTCGGCCATTCCTTGAGCCTCGTTCATGCCTTGCATGAATTGTTTCAAGAAGTCCTGCTTCGATGGGTCTTTGCTGATATACTCAACGTGCGCCATGATGTGACCACCCTTGAACTTGATAGCACGGACTGCTTTAGAGATTTCGGCGAACTCTGGATTACCTTGTTGAACAGATTGCAGGTTCATTTGCAACTGCATAGCCAAGTCTTGGAAGTGACCTTGAGCGTGTTCGATGTGCGGATCAGTTGGTAGCACAGGGAAGTTTGCAGGGTTGACGAACGCATCAGTCATACCAGCATTTTCAAATCCAATGATACGGGCAGTATCGTCGATCTTGCTTGGCTTAGTATTGCGGTAGCGAGCTACGTTGTCTCGGCCAGATAGTGCGGCGATTGCATCCTTAACTGCATTCTCCTGCCCTTCGTTTGCTGGAGTGATTGCTGTAATCTGCAATAGCTTCTCTGCTGTGATCAACTTGAACGATGGGCTACCTGCACCATTGATGAGGTTGGAACGGATGCTTGTGATGTTCTTCCATTGTGCGGCTTCTTTAGGAGTGCCGAGTTCTTCAAGGATTTCATAGAACTTCTTCACATACTCGTATCCATCATCGCTGGATTTTGAGCTTACGAAGCGTTTGTAGAGTTGTTTGAAGTAAAGAGTTTGGCACTCGTTGAATCGGCGAATCTGAGTTCCAGATAGTTTAGCTGACTCGGCGGCATCCAGTTCTGCTTCGCCTTTTGTCCTCTGCTTTCCTCCAGCGGTAGGTGCGTTGATACGATACTGCCCCATGCCCCTATACATATCTCCCATGAAGAACTGCATGAAGCTCATGCTTTCTGCTACTGGAAGTTGGAAGCGGTTCTGGATGAACTTTGCTCCATCTGGCATTACGCTGATAGGCAACCATTCCATCTGCTTCAGCATCTTGGTTGCGTCTGGCCCTTGTCCTTCGATCATCAACATGGAGTTGAGTCGGACGGCATCTACCAGCGAGTTCATCGTGAAGTCATACTGACGGCAGGCGACGAACGCCGATTCTGCTTGGCTCTTGATGTCTTGGAAAAGTCCGCTACCAACTGAGTCGGTAAGCATATACATGATCTCATCCCATGAGTCGAAAAGTCCAATCTTGAGCATCATAAACCCGTGTTGGGTTCGGATGTCATCTTCGCTGATCTTGCCAGCACCCTTGATGTTGGAGTTGATGTAGTCGGAGATTGGTTGGTAGTCTTGAAGGATGATAGCCTTACTGATCTTGCCATCAAACTCCCTCCAGTAGACTTCGTAGAGGTCGATCTTTTGGTTTACCGATAGTGACCAGTTGAATCCAGATTCGCTGATCGTGCGGAAGAAGTCTTCACGGGTCTTGCGATGGTTGCTGAAGGCGCGGTGGAATCGGATAGCGTCAATTGCCGCATCTACA